GAAAGGTTGTTTTAAAAGATGGTACTAGAATTGAAAAGCCAATTAATGGTGAAGAATTAAGCAAACTTAAAGATGCACATATTCCTTACGATGAATGGATTAAATGGAAAGGTTGGGATAAGCCATGAAGAATATATCTGTAGAATATCCTGGTATTAGATTAGGCTTAATCGATGAAGTAAAGGTACTTACAGATAAGCAGCTACATTTAAGACAATGGACAACAGGTAAGGGAAATCTTTGTTTTTGGGGTAACTTTGATCTTTACACTGAAACACTCATTGATTCTATGCCCTGCGAAGAAGATCCTCCTCGATCTATTGGTGTTGTGCTTCGCAATTATGAAGAGCTTGTTTATGTTCAATTTTTAATCCAATGCCTTCAGCGTGTTATAAAAGAAATAGGTATTAAACAACCTGATTCTGCCTATCTCAACTCGCCACTTTGGGATGATGTGGTAGAAGCTGCTAAACATGCTTACGAGGTTCTCATGAAGGACGAAGACTTGGATGCTTTGCTAGAGGCAGAAGAGAAGCGGGTTGTTACATAAAGCGGACGAACGGTGGAAGAAGTGGGGATTATAAAAAAAAGGAACAGGCGAGCTATTTATAATATGACATAACCTTAAATTATCTATGTCAAGTCCTCTGGTTCTTCTGGGTTTTGACCTTTTTCTGTGGTAAAATCAGAAAATGAGTCAGGACAATTCATGAAGTACTTTTTTTATTTTATCTTTCTTTCTTCTTTCATCCTTCACAAGTCTCTGTCGGCAACTGAACCCCATAACATTTTTGACGGTTTTTACATGGGTACAAGTAGCAGTCGTGAATTTAAAAAAGTCAAGGCAAAGACAAAGGGTGTGAGTACAAATTTCGCTAATTTCAAAGTGGATAATAATACGCATCTCTCCATGAACGGGACAACGGGGGGCTTGTTTGTTGGCTATGGCAAAACTTTTTCAGGTATGTATATCGGAAGCGAGATTGGCGGTGAGATTTCCAATGCCCGCGCTAAACACACCAGCAATTTTCTCAACGGGGTTAATGATACCCATAGCATTGACGGAAGAAAAAGCACGTCAATTCTTCTGACGGCACGCATCGGCAAGCAATTGCAGGAAAAATATCTGATCTACGTCAAGGGCGGAATCGCCTTGTCAGATTATAGCTTTTCCTTTGCCCTTGATTCTGATGTCAATGGTGTTAGTCTTAATAAAACAAAGAACAAAAGAATTGTTCATCCTGTCATGACCGCAGGCATAGAATATTTAGCCAACGATCTCTTTAAGGATAATGATTTTTTAAGAGGTCAGGAGATAAGAGTCGGCATTGAATATGACCATCTCTTTAAAAAAACAATGACCATTGACCATTCTACGAATGATTTTCAGGGAAAGACAAATTTTGGATTGTCCGCTGAAACAGTTAAGGTGCGATTAATTCTCAAACTCTAGCAAGGAGTGAAAAAATGAAACAAATCTTATCATGGATATTTCTGTTAGGAATAACGACATCTCTGTATGCGACAGAACAAAAAACAATTGATGAGGAGCGTCAGGATTTTTTTAATAGTCATTTTACGCCTTCCTTTAATCATTCTGATGTTGAGACCTCTTTTAAAAATCAGTTTCAATATCTGGCAAGAACCTATAGTACCGCTTCCAGTTTGCATCAGCAAAATCAGGAAAAACAAGCCACCCCAAATCTTCAATTAGGGACAAGCTTGCAAGAAGCCAAAGAAAACTATCAAAAGTATCTTGTCCTCAGAGCAAGAACCGTTTACCCGTTACCTGATCTTTTTAAAGAGGGCTATTTATTTTCTCCCAAGCAGGCTATCAAGGCTTTAAAAAACCTGGGCATAGAAACATCCCTGATTGATAAAAAGAAGTTTTGGACATTTTGTATGGCGGCACGCATTGAGCTTCCCAAGCCGAAATTGGAACAGGAAGAAAATGTGAATGAAAGATATATTGCCGAACTTGATACGCTGATTAAACGCTATAAATTGAGAATAAAAGAAAATGTCTATGATCTGACAACCTTTTTAGGCGCAGATTTAAAAGGAAATATTTATTTTTCTTCCTGCGATCCCATTGTTTGCGATCCCCAGAAAAAAATTTCCTTTAGTTTTCTCAGGCACGAAGACAAGGAAAAATTTGTGACCCTGGAAGAAAGCATTATCAAGGATATTGTCGTAAAAAATGGCTTTTCGGCGGACAGAATTGAAGAACTTTTGGCATCTATTCATTCGGTTGATCCTGTTGACCTGTTTGAGCGTGTCTGTCGAGGGATTAACGGATGTGCCAAGTCCTGGAACTCGCCTGACATGGCTGCCATGCCTGTTCGCGTGGCAGGAAAATTGCAACAGGACGGCAATGCAGACTTACGCCCTGAGATCATCGAAACTGTGGATGCTCTTTTAGGGCGTTCTTTTAACAAAATGATTCTCAAGGGAATAAGAGAAAACTTTGTGAAAGCATCGGCTCCCAAAGAGCAAGGATTCTCACATAACCTTTCTGACGATATATTTTAACGCTGAGCGATAAAACAATGCAGTGCTTACCGAGACATATCTTGTCTGCGTTCTTTGCTCTGCACGCTTTTACAGGGGCGTTACAAGCGTCTTTTATAGAAGAAGAAAGGCACAGCCCTTACAAGCGTGTTATTAAGGGCGATTCTTCTCATTCATTATCAGGTATCTATTCTACAAGAGAGTCCCTTAGTCGTCATTTATTTCAGGATGGAGCAGAGGAACACCTGGAAGAAATGAAGAAAAAAGATTTAAAAATTCAGGAACTTGATTGCTTGCTGGACGAAAAAGAAAGAGGCTATAAAGAGTCGAAAGAGAAAGATACGAGAAAAATTGAAAAACTCAAGGAAAAACTGCGTCATCAAAAAGTAAAATATAAAACAGTCTTTCAAGAAAAAGAAGAAAGCAGAAGCCAGAATGAACGACTAAGAGATGATTTTATTCATGCTCAAAGAGAATTTCAGCAAAGGGAGCATACCTTACTGGAAGATTGCCGACAAAAAGAACAAAGACTAAGAGAGCAAGTTGATGAAATAAATCGATCTATTTTTTCTCATCAAAACCTCGTCAAAGAAATGCAAGACAAGGAACGTCTTTTAGCAGAAAAGGAACGTCAGCATGAAAATGAAACACGCCAATACAAGGAAGAACTGGAAAGACGCATCACTCTTCACCAACAAGCTCTAAGAGAAACTCAAGAAAGAGAATATAACTTTCTTCAGGAAACGCAACGCAAGGAAGAAGAGCTAAGAGCAGAGATAAGGGAAATTAACCAGAGTCAGACGAGAGCGAGACAAGAATCAGAGAAACAAATGACACTCCGAGAACAACTCAGGCGAGAGATTCAGGAGAAAGACAATCGTATTCTTCAGAAAGAACAGGAACTTAATGAATATCAAATGAGATCAAGGGAAGAGATAGAAAAACAAAAAACGTTATATGCTCAACTTATGCAGCAATTGCAGGAAAAAGATAATAGCCTTTCCCAAAAAGATCAGATCATGGCTCAGCAACAAATTATGTCAAGACAAGAAATTGAAAAACAGACAACTTCCTATCATCAATTAAAAGAGCAGTTTCAGATGCACGAAAAAAGCGCGCAACTGAACATAAAAACATTGGAAGATAAATTAGCAGCTCTCAATGAAAAAGAAAAAGCGTCCATCCAATCCTTGTCGCAAAAAGAAAAAGAAATTCAAGTCTTAAAAGTAGATATCGAGCAAAAGCGTACAGCACAAAACAGTCTTACTGTGCAGATAAATCAAAAAGATCAAAGTTATACGGCATTAACTGTTACAAACACTAAGTTACAGCAAGAAAAATCCTCTCTCCAGGCTACTATAGAGAGCTTGCGACAGGAAAAACAAACATTGCAACACACCATTACGAGTTTGCAATCAGAAACCCAATCATTGAGAGTAAAGCTTACAAAATACACGGGTTATGAAGAGTATACTTTTTCCCTCTTACCGAATCGAAAACCGAAATACGTCAATAATAGTCATTTCGCAACGTCTACATGGCTTTTAAAGTCAGAGCAGAGATTTGGCATAGGCAATCTGGTCACCCCTGAAGGCGGTCTTTTTAAAATCACAAAAATTTAATATTGACATATTTATAATTCAATATAAATTCATCCCGATATTTCTCTTAATGACTCGTTCTACGCTCAGGTAAATTATATTTTACCCAATCATTTTCATCGTAGGGCATTCCTTTATGATCATCCCTAAACGATTTGATGTTATGCTCTTTACAATATTCCTGAAGTATCCGAGGGGTTACTTCAAATGTAGGTATTTCGCTATCTTTTCCTTCCTTCTTCTTCCTTATGAGTTCAGATACTTTCATTCTTCCACTCCATACCATAACTTTTAATTAATAATATAATATGATCAAACTCTATCCATCTATCATATAATGTTTACTCTTTAAATAAAATTTAATATTGATTTATTCCTATAATTAAATATAAACTTAATCTTTTTTGTAAGGAAAGTTTATGTCTGAAAAAAACCTTAATTGGAAAAATAAAGAAGGGCCATGGCAAAATGAACCTGACGAACTGCGTTTTGAGGATGAAGTCACAGGTCTTGATATTTATATCAAGCGACATTCTTACTTTGGAAATCTTTTAGGATATGTGGAAATTCCAGAGGCTTATTTTTTATACAAAAAAGAATATGACGATACGGATTTTCCTCTTTTTAAAGTTCATTGGGGGATAACCTTCTCAAATTTTATGGAAGATGGAAAATATTACATAGGTTTTGATGCTGCTCATTATGACGATTATATGCCAGGAATCGATAATTTTCCTTCCATTACCAAATACAAAGATATTAATTTTATGAAAAAAGAATGTTTATCTTTGGCTCTTCAGATAGAATTTTTTGAAATCAATAAGGAGAAAATGAAAATAGATGACAACTCTTATTAAAGAACTTGATCAAGAAGACTTAGAAGAACTTGCTATAAATCTAGCAATCGCTCACTTCGCGAAAAAAAACATCTTAGTTCCGAATGCAGCGCATCCCCGATGGGAAAAATTAGACATTCAAGAAGAGCCTGTTATTCGAGAGATCGATTTGGGAAACTGCACCATGTTTACCATCACCGCTTTTTTCTGCAATCCTGTTCTATCGGGCGTCATATTTAATATGCCTCGTTTCTTTGTGAGCATTGAAAGAAAAGGGTCATTTCTCTTTAATCCAGAAAATGTAAAGTATCCTAAATATGTTGCAGAGAAATTAAACCTTTCTGAATCAGATGCCGCGATTATTGCTGATTGGATCAATATTCAATTAGGTATCGAAGCAAAAGAATTTGGCTGGTACGAAACCACAGCTATTGTTGTTAAAAATCCTGAATATTGCGCTCAGAATAAAAAGAACGATCTTATCAAACTTATTTTTTCTGAAGTAAATGGACTGGATATTTCTTACTCTCAAAAAAGCAAGCTGGTTGCGGCCACCTGCAATGAGGTGGAAGAGTATTTTTTAGAGAAAGAGAAAGTATAAAATTCTATAATTCAGTTTTAGCTTAAAAATTGGAATAAGGAAATTTATATTCCGATTTTAAGCGAAAAACTTTAATAAGATTTTTCTTATTAAAGTTTTTCGATCTTCCCTAAAATAAGAAACCATCTCTTCGTGGGATATGGCTTCTTCTCTTTCAAAAGTCTTAAGTCTCTTTATTACAATTTTTTCTATTTCAATATTTTCAGAATTTTCAACAAGATGTGTCATATTTTTACCATTTAAAAATGCTCTAATTCCCGATCTGTTCTAAATATTGCTCTGTTAATTCTAAATGGGCTTCACGCATTTGTCTGTTCAGTTTTAATAATTTAAGAGCTTCCTTGAGAGCTTTTTTATTAATTCCCTTATTTTCTGCCTCTTCAAACACAGTATTGATTTGCTCAGAAACTTCCTTCTTTTCTTCCTGCAAACGTTCAATGCGTCCTGCATATTCTTTAATATTGATCGGAAATATTTCATGATTCATGTCCATTTTTTTACTCCTTAAATGTTAAATAATTGTACTTCTTGGTTCCGTCTTCTCACAAGACCACCCAATAACATGCCATTCTTGCCATGCCTCCATTTTTTCCAATACAAAACAGCATTCTTAAAATCTTTTCCCTTTATATAAAGATAAACATGGGAATTTCTAAAGTTAGGGCAGCCTATATTGAAAACAAAAGAAACCAGGGCATCGAACTGGTTCTGCGTCAAACTGAAAGAGATAAGCTGGTGAATACATTGCTCGGCACTCACAACATCACCCCGCAGCAATTCTTCAGCTTCTCTTTCTGTGACATAATTTATTCTTTTATTTTCTACAGAGGTAATCGCATGACCATAACCAATGGTTCTAATACCATTTGAATCTTTGTAAGGATAAGACCTGAAAGCTTCAAACTGCTTAATCATGGCAATTCCTTGAGAGGATGTTTCCATATAGGATTTATCCCATCCTTGCAATACATTATCAGGTAAAAGATGAGGCGATGGTACTGCCATCAATATTAAGAATAATAAATGTTTCATTCTTCTTCTCTATCTATTTTCTTCAAAAACGGCTTGAGAAAAGCCTGTAGGTGTTATACTGCGTTGTTCCGTTCTGTCATCAGAAGGAGGTAAAAGGTGCATCTTACTTCCCTCAGAAGGAAACACATCTTTTCTTTGAGGCATCACAAACCCATTACCTACCCAAAGACAAGTTTTCTTTGTATAAGGATCCCCATAATACCAGGGATGAAACGTATAATCAGGTTTTCGCCAGTATGAAGATATTGTACTAACAGGATTTTCTATGATATAGGGACAGTTCAATGTTTCAGCAATATCAATGCAACGAGCAAAAAGATCAATAGATTCGGATAGCTTATGCAATCCCTTCTCCCTGAACCATCTTGCCCCTGAAACCGCTAAATCCGTGCAAGGCGGAAAAAATGCTGCAAACGCAATCTCTCCTCTCGGCGGTATCCATTGCCGCATATCTGCACCTACTCTGATAATATTGCCGTCCCGTGTTTGTCCTTTGGGATGCTGGAAATCCACACAATAGCAAAGATAGCCCGCTTCAGCCCACGGCTTTGCCATGATGGTACTTTTATCAAAACAGGAAATCATAAGCTTTAACATTTATCATTTTCCTGAGACATTTTCCAATAGAGCAATGCCAAAGCATCGGCTTCATTATCGTCTTTTGGCCTATGCCCTCTTTTCTCCATAGCGATCAGCATATCAAGTTTTGACGCATTGCCTTTACCCGTCGCAAACTTCTTGATCGTTCCGACAGGTACCCCTTCATAAGAGATATTATGATGATCACCGAACATTTGAAGGGTTGCCATAAAGCCGCCATAGGTTTGACCTGCAATCGTTCCTGCATGTCTTCTGACGGCTTCATAAACGATTTCATCTATATCCCCATGAGCCGCCTTTAGATTGACAAGCCATCTTTTAAAGCGCGTAAATTTACAATCTTTTGAATCAAAATGATTAGGCTTGAAACAAATAGAACCACTGCGGATTTTCTGATCTTTTAATAAAGCCCAGCCTGTCGTGGTACCGAGGTCGAGAGAGAGAATTGTGGTCATTTCTTTTCTTTCTCTAAAAACTCATCTATTTTTTGCTCAAGTAACTTGATTGTTTTTTCTGCCAATCCTGAGACTTTTTCATGAGCAGTTACATTCTGAACAATCTTGGAAGACAGCATGAGATACATTGTTTTTTCAGAAGGAATAAGAAGGCAAAGACAAACAAGAATGAAAGGTATCCATAGCTTTCTTTTGAACCAACAAAAGACTTCCCCCAATTTCTCTTCGCCTACCACAAAGAGTCCGAAAGCGCAAAAAGCAAAGAAGAATATCCATAGCATAAAAAAAGTAACACTGATGATGCTTAGTCCGCAGAAAAAATCAATTAAGTATAAATAAAATATCATTCTTCTTTCCTCATATTTAAAAATTTCTCAAAAATCGACATATCAAGCAAAATATGTCGATTCCATCGATATTTAATCCATTTCTCTAATCAACATATTTGTGATCCTTCAAAACAGCACTAAAAACCGCTTTTTCTTCTGGCGTCATTTTACGGACACAATCATTGGCGCATTGGTCAAAGATGTACTGATTCTGCAAAACATGAATAACGACACGCGCCATAAAAGAAGGCCATGAATCTTCTTTCGTCAGATAAAGTCTTTGGGACGCACCATTCTCTGAAAAAAGGAACAGGGCATCCCCTTCTTCGAGAACGACTTCCTCTGTTTCCCATTGCCATTTCTTTTTGATGCCAGGCCACGTTAGAATTTCGCCCATTATTAATGCCTCTTCCATGAAGACGTTTTGACGATTCCTACAAGAAGAATTTTGACATGCAAAGGCTGCACATCAAAAGATGAACATCTTCGACATAAAAGCCACGCGCATACCTTTTTAAACATCTTGTTTCTTTCTTTTTAAAATGGAATTTCATCATTCAAAGGAGCAGAAGAAGGTGTTGGCGTTTGAGGCGTATACAAATTCATTTGAGCTTCCTCTTTGTCCGTTCTCTTACGATGAACAATCCAGGCGCGCATTTCTCCATCTTTGCCAGGATAATTCTTCATCTTTAAAATAGCCTCTTTAAAAACAACCTTTTGAAGATCGTCTATCGTTCCCTCTTCGTCGTCTGTCATTTGCGACCAGAATTTGTTAAAGGAAATTTCCGCTTTTTTTCGATATTCAGGAATATCCGCTCCAATGTTAAAGTTTTCCCATTTAGTGCGTCCCTTATATTCTTCAGGGGCGATAATCATCCATTCAACGGAAATAGTACGCCCGTAAAGCCCTTCCTTATCTTCGATCTTTTGAAGCTCGGCGGTGTATTCGCCATCAGGAAAAGCATTCTCATCGACTGAAACACGTGTAAAGCTTAAACTCATTTTAATTCACTCCTTCTTGGGTTGGTTTTGCATAGAAATTTTTAATAGCGGTAATAAAGATATTCCAGTCAATAGGCATCGTACGAGGCAGATCATACACATTCTTGGCAACATAAGCGGAATTCCCTGTGGTATAAAGGATGCGGCGGTCGTTCGTCCGTACTCTTCCCCTCGTTTTGTTAAATCCTAAATCTTCTTCCTCTTCAAAGCTCAAGTCATTGACCGCAAAAAGAATGAAATGCGCCCAATCACACACAACGGCCGCGACTCTTTCATGAACACGTAGTTCGTATTTATCGTAAGTCGGATAAAGGGGATTCTCGCAGCGTTTGACGGCCGTATGACCAATCAAAACAACATTCATTCTTTTTTGATCCCGAAGGATGTCCAGCTTGTTCATAATGGATGCGAAAAGATCGGACGTATAAATATAAAGACGCCCATATTCCAGCTTTTTCGGATCGCTTTTGTACATTTTCTCAAGATAAACACGGGCAATGGCTTCCAGCTTATCAATAGAATCAATCACAACGGTCGCGTAATCGTGATTTTGAGTGATCAAACATTTAAGAAATTCTTCGACTTCCTCAAAAGATTTAAGAGGTTTTTTATCTATGGGAAGATGATCAATATTGCCTTCCAAGTCGAGGAAGATAGGATTTTTTGAACGGGAAGCAAAGGTTGATTTTCCCACTCCGTTATGTCCATAGATAATGCCTTTAATGGGTGTCATTTGCCTGCCCCTCACAATAGGGAATCCTGGAAAAGAAATTTTTGAACTTTCTTCAGGAAGAACGCTTATTTCCAATTCAGGCTGTTTCTCTGTTTCCGTCATTTCTTTTTACCTCTTTCAACGCTGCGGATTAAAAATACATTGGCTTTTTCTTGTTTGATCTCAATCATTTCCTCATCCCGTAAGCGGTTAAGGGTGTCATCCAGTTCGCGGACTCTAAGGAATCTGGCAGATCGCAAAATAACGCGCCTTTTTACCCATTTCCCTTTAGAAAGGTGGCGGATAATTTCTAAAACGCGATAGTGATATTCTTCAGTTTTGTTTTCGTACAAATTATGCTCCATGGTATGGACAAGGTTTTTAAAAGAAAATAAAGCAACTCCAATGCCCCATGAAATAGCGCTATGGGTAATCTCGTAGCCTGTATAAGATTTCACGGCACCTAATAAAGATAACTTAACCGCATGTTCGGGAAGTCTTGCTAATACGGCGTCAAATCGCGCCTGATTATTCAGGACAGAGGATTCAAAGCCTTGCTCGCGGCAGGCTTGCACATGGGCTTTGAATTCATTGAAATAAGCATAGGCATCCTTGTTAAGAGAGGCATCTTGTCGAGGATAGCTCCCCTCTGTTTTAAAGTCTTCCAGGAGTGTCTTTAATTCCTGAGACATGTCATAGAGGGGATAGGGATTTTCTTTGAAGAAATGTTGATCCGTTGTAAAAAGCAGATATCGTGGCAACAGCCCCTTCGTTACATCGTCAGGGGAAAAACATTTCAGCATATCAGGAGTTGAAATAGAAAATTCCGCAAAAAAGGGATTTTCAATCATAACAGGTTCGCTGCCCTTGATAACATCAGGAGAGTAATAAGGCGGACAGGAAAAAACAGTTAGCTTGAATTCTTCCGTCCGCATTTCGGCATTACTAACATTATTACTGCGGTTAGATTTAAGCTCGTACCGCGCTTCGTCCTGAACAAGAAAGATACAGCCCTTGTTTTTTTCAAGACGCTCTACGCTTCCTTGATAGCTACCTAACCTTTGAGCATAAAAGCTATTTTGATTGACATATTTAAGAACTTCTAAGAGTCCATTACGGATTATTGTTTTTCCCGTCCCGCTCCCCCCTATCGCTAAAATCATAAAATTTGTGCGTAGACGGGTCAAACTTTGAATGCGATTACGCATGAGAAACCCTGCAAGAGCGATACAGCCGCCCATTGCATAGAGAGGGACATCATATTGATGACGCTTTAACAAATATGTATATGTTTCCATAAGCAAAGGACTTGGAAAATTATAAATGTCTACACTTTCATAAAGACTAAAAACGGAGAAAGGGTCGGTTGTGTCGTCAGGAATATCTGCCATCTCTGCGGGAGATATTTCGAACACAGGTGTCGTCTTACTAAGCCATGCAGTATAGCGGGGATTTTGCTTGGCATAATGAATTAATGTTCCAATGGTGACTTTTTTCTCTCTGTTTTCTTCTGTGAAGCTGTTCCAAAGAGTCTGTAATAATTTTGCCCCTGGATACTTTTTCCAGGTTGACGACCAACGACGCCAAAGATCAAAGCCGCGGTCTCCAAATTGATGATGAAGCGCCATTCCGACGCGAATCCATTGCTCGTAAGGGCATCCTGAGTCAATATAAAGAAGATTGTGCTTGGCTTCCTCTAAAGTAAAATCTGATTTGTCGTCAAAGGAAAGAGATTCCTGTTTTTCTTCCTGCTCTTTTCTTAATTGAAATTTTTTCTTTTCTTCGTCCGTGAGTAATAGATCAAGATCAAGAGGCTCAAGCATCCATCCTTCCCGACGAGACTCCCCCATAAATCCATGATCGGGATGTTTGTAGGGGATAAACCACATATGAGCCATATCTTTAGACGCAGAATGATCAATCCCTGGGGGCGCCCCTATAAGAATAACCGCTCGATCATAAACATCATTCCACTCCTCGACAGCCAGAAAACTTGCGAACGGAATAACAAGTCGCCATTTTGGACGTTCAGCGGTATGAGAGTGCGTGGTGTACCAGAAATGGATAATCTTTTTCTCATCCAGTATTTTTACCACCTGAGCAATAGGGACAAACTCATTCTTATTATCAAAGTCAAAGACCAAGCCTGTCATTGCAGCAATGCCCTTGATGCCTCTTTTGGCATTTGCCTGATAAACATTCATGGAAAAAAGCTCCTTTCGGGCAGCTTTTTCCACTTCAAGAGGGAAATGAGGTGTGAAAAAATCAGCCATTTCCTGCAACGTTCTTTCTTGAGAGAGAGGCTCTGTTGAAACAACGCTGGAAAATAAACTATATTTAATCTTGGAATTAACATCGAACATCCCGTTTTGATCGCTCCAAGATTATTTAGCGTGGTTGTAATAATAAGTTAGAGGAGCAATCTCGTTGACGAGGAAAGCTGATTCAATGATTTGAAAAAGAGAATAATATTTTTGCCCTCTCAAATAGATTCCATTAATCCTGTCTTCAAGAAGATTTGAAAATTTTTCTACAAAATCCTTACGAACATCGAAAATAGTGATTAGTTCAGGAATATTGAAAAGCCACGCATCTAAAATACTGAAAAGGTGTGTATCCATATCTATGGCACCTCTCCTATGTTCAAGAACAAAACTTACAAGGCCATCCAGTAAGTCAGATTGAGCCTTGACGTTAATTGCTTCTGTTTTGTTTTCTTCTTTTTTGTCTAAAATACAGTCTTCGATGAATTTCATGGGAGCTTCCTTATTGTGGTACGGATTGTTGATCGGCAGGAGGTACTTTTCTAGGTCTGCCGCGCTTGTTTTGTGTAGGAGGAGCAATAGAAACGGGCGCCAGCAATTCGTAATGTTCTGAGACTAATGTGCCGTGATCTGATGTGGATTTGCGCGCTTTTGCGGCCATCCATTGATACAACGCATTTTTGGGGTAAATCTTCACTTTGTGATTAATATCAAGATAGATAGGGCCTGTTCCCTTTCTACGATATCTTTCTAAAGTCCGCGGAGAAAGATGGAGAATTTCAGCTACTTCCTTTGAGGTAAATGTATCTTCTGATGACATTTTTGAAAGAGAATTTCTTTCTGCTGCCGACATCCACCAAGCTCCTTATTATTTAAGCACAGCAGCAAAGAGAGCAAAAAAATTGGATGAAATAAATAAAGGATAAATCCAGCTAAAAATGTCTATTTTTTGAGCAAAGCACTTGGATATATCCACACTTGACAACAAAATAACATCATAGATGTGCCTTAAAGCTGATTGTTGTGAAGTTAATTAAAGAGTAATAAAATTAGTAAATAGAAATTAAGTGGTTGAGTAATAATGTTTTTTGACTTTTGTGAAGGAGGATAACAGGGACTGGATATATCCAGCTAAAAGTGTCTATTTTTTACGCAAATATGCTGGATATATCCAGACTTGATAACATCAGACATTTTTTATCTAACGATCATCCGCTGTTTCATCTTCTTCTATTGTATCTTCATCTTCATTAGAAGTGGATGCATTTATAATAATCGCTCTTTTCTCTTCTTTTGAAAAAGCAAACCCATTTTTTTCCGAAAACAGTTTATCGGCTTCATTTTTTATCTCTTTTTTCATCAACTGATAATCCTCTCCATACTTGGTTTTTAGAAAAGGAATTAATTTTTGAGAAGCAATTATTACTTTGTTTTTGTGAGCAAGATTCAAGCAGAGCGAGTTTTTTGGGTCAACGTAATTCACTATGTTAAATGAAAAATACAAAGAAAAATTGTCTGTTTCGCCTTTGTGTACAAAGTAATTCCATAAAGTTTTTTCACTAAAACTAATTCTATCAAAATCTTTCATGCAATTCTTTGTGAGAGAATCTTCGGACAAAAAGTTATCGTGATCAATTTTGAACAAAACAACATCTTCTCTCTGTATAATTAACCCTTTTATGAAGTAGTAACATTTTTGTATTTGAGAAGCATAAATTACATATTCTATTTCATGAGAATCGTCTATATCGATCTGCTGGTGTTTATTATATATATAAGGTGAAGAATCATTTTTATTGAAACCGAAAACTATCCGCAAATCACAACGATCATAGAAAGTCTTTGCTTGTCTCGCTCTTTTTAAATTATCAGCATTCATATAGTCAAGAATATGAAATGTTAATTCTTTTAGGCTGATTATTTTTCCATTTAGAAAAGAAGGAATTATTAAGAGAGGCATTAATATTCCTCTCTAGGCTCTGTAGAAGTTAAAATACCTATGATCTGAAGGATAGAAAAAGCGGTAAAAATAAAGAAGTATTCAAGAGACCCAGAAGAATAAAAATATTCCATAATCCATATTCCTAACAACAACCCAGATATTCTCGCGGTACTCCAGGCCGTAGCTGCTGCACTGAATCTGCCAATAACTGCAAACTGGTTGTAGAAGTTACCAATAATAAAAGCAGCATTCAAAGGCATTACCATTAAAACTTGTATAAGCCAAATTTTGAAAGGAGTCGGGACATAAAAAGAAAGATAGAAATAGGAAATGATCGAACAAAACAAAGGAACAAAAGAAATGATTAAGTAAGAAGATTTTCGTTTCATTATATGACGATCTTCCAAACGAAAGACAACAAGAGACGTCAGAAAAACAAGCACAAGTTCTGTGCTCGCAACATACATATTATGATATATGACATCATGTTCCGAAAATCCTAATTGAGTTTTCAAAAGATTACCCATAAATACATATGAAATTGTAAATCCTAAAGGATACAAAGCCATTATAGCCACCAAACTCCACCAATTTTTGTCTTTTAATGAAAAATTTCTGTAGATTTCATTAAATGAAAGAGGGGAGTTGGAAAATTTTTGTCTCTCAATAATAAAAGCCTTTGTTTCATCCATTCTTTTTCTGTTATGTAAAATAATCGCAAAAAGAATCGCCAAAATTCCAAACATAAATCTGATGATTGTCTCTTCTCCAAGAAAAGCGAAATAATGAAAAAGGAATAAAAAGCCACCAAGAGAAACAATGCCAGAAAGCATCTCTCCAAGAGAAATAAAAGGTATTGTAAAGGTTGTGTGTGAGAATTTTTTTGTCGACTCATAAGCGTAAATCCAGGCGCAAGCACCTTCTCCCGCAATAGAAATAGCTTGAGCAAATCGAATTAGACAAAAAATAACAAGCGACCATATCCCGATAGCGCTATAAGATGGAAGAATAGTCAATACGATTGTAAGAGCTAACATCAAGCCAGAAGAAAGAATCAGGGTTATCTTTCTTCCCCAATCATCTCCAAGACGCGCAAAGAAAATTGACGCCAGAGGTGGAATACCATAAGCGACTGAAATAGCAAAAGTTGCCATCCAGTGCTGATGTTCTGGCGGAATAAAAATTTTCGCAATCATTGGCGCACAATGAATAAAAAAGTACAGATCAGCAAACTCTATGAAATTTGCAAAAAATATTAATCTTAAATTAGGTGTGGAAAAAATATCCTTTAGAGAATTAGATGGCATGAAATATACCCCTTAAATTTTTCTAATAAGATTATTCATTTTTATATAACCCTGTCAATACCCCGCAATGCTCCGCAGAATTATTTTTAGGTAGCTGTATGGTAGCTAAGAATTATGAATTAAATATTTTTGGCTGATTTACTATAGTTAAAGAACGATATTTTTCTTCTTTTCAATGAGAATATCGGTATAGTATTGTAAGTGCCGCAATCTCCAAAAAATAAAGGCTAGACTAGGTTTTTTTCCATTATCCATTCTATTATTCTCCGCAACGATACGTAATAAGGTTGCTTTTACCGCATTTTAGTGGTAGCTATTTGGTAGCTAATTAGAAAGGAGCAACCAAATGTCAAAACTAACCAAAAACGTTATAGACCGGCACAATCCAACAGACAAGGACTATTATATCTGGGACAGTGAAGTAAAAGGATTCGGATGTCGTATCTGGCCGTCGGGGAAAAAGACCTATATGTTTGTTTATCGATCTCCTCTCAATCAGAAGAAAATTTTCTTTAAAATTGGTGTTCATGGGAATATCACGGTGGATGAAGCAAGAACAGAAGCCAAGAAATTATCCGGAGCTATTGCGGCAGGACACGATCCCAAAGAACAGAAGCAAGAGAAAATTGCGGAACAGAAGCAAGAACTATTATTTGGTGATTTTTTTGAAGTGTTCAAAGAGAAATATATGTCCATAAAATACAAGGACGGGGGTTACAGAAACATGAGCCTTGCTAACGTTCATATCCTGCCAAAATTTACTAAGAGAAAACTAGGTGAGATTACTTCGCGAGATATTAAGCTCTTTTTAGAATCTCTTGCATATATACCACCTACAGCCAATCGATGTTTTGCGTTGCTTAGCATGATGTTTCGCAAGGCAGAAGATTGGGAGTACTTGCCTCCTAAAAGCAATCCCTGCACGGGCGTTGAAAAATACAAGGGGAACAAAAAACAGCGCTTTTTAAGCCGTCTAGAGCTTTTGAAACTGGAAGAATCTTTGGCTCAGCAGGAAAGAAAACAATCAATGTCTTACTATACTGTGAATGCCATTCGCTTGAGTTTGTATCTTGGCTGTCGCAAGAGCAATATTCTGAAGCTTAAATGGGAGAACGTTCATCTCAAGGAGCATTATGTTTTCTTGCCGGATACAAAGGTTGGCGAAGGAGCGTGTCCTCTCAACCAAAAAGCTATTGATTTACTTTTCTCTCTCAAACGTCAAGAAGGCAACCCATACGTATTCCCCGGTCAAATCCCAGAAAACCCCCTGACAAGCGTACAAACGGCATGGAAGACTATTCTCAAACGGGCAAATATCAAAGACTTTCGCTTCCATGACCTCCGTCATTCTTTTGCCAGCCTTTCTCTTTCGCAGGGCGTTGACCTCTATACAGTCTCCAAGTTGCTCGGTCACAAGAATATCTCAACTACGACACGCTATGCTCATTTGGAATTGGAAAAGCTAAAGGAAGCAACAAATAAGATGGCGGAGGTATTTGGATAATTATAGAAACTAAGAGAAATTTTATCAGATGTAAATTATACAGCTTAAATTTCTCTAGGATTCAAGCTGTTTTTGTATTGTATATAAAATTTTGTGTTTTCTAAGAAAATAAAATATGCTTAATAAGAGACAATTGAAAAGGGGGCATGAAACTATGGAAACAACTACCAGTAATTGCTTTGATGTGGCTAGCTATATTTTAGAGAAAAAAAATACAATGCCTGTCATGAAACTGCAAAAGCTCGTTTATTATTGCCAAGCTTGGTCTCTTGTATGGGATGATGCACCCTTGTTTGATAACCGCATTGAAGCGTGGATTAACGGGCCTGTTGTGGTTGATCTCTATAACTATCATAAAGGACATTACAGAGTTGGTGCATCTTTTTTTAAAGATGGCAATTCATCAAGATTAAATTCCATCCAAAAAGAAACAATTGATCGTGTCTTAGATTTTTATGGGGATAAAGACTCACAATGGTTGAGCAATTTGACACATCTAGAAGAGCCTTGGAAAAATGCACGTAAGGGACTTGATGCTAAGGAGCGGGGAAATAGAGAAATTACATGGGAATCTATGGCGGAATATTATTCCTCTATTCCACCAGAAGAGGATTAAGGTGAGCAAAAATAAACAGCCTTCCCGTGCGTTTGATTCTAGTAAAAAGTCCTCTGCATTTCAAAAGGACAAAAAAGAGGCTACTGAGTATTTCTCTCACCATCCAGTATGGCAATTTAAACTTGTGGACATGGATCATAAAGATTGGGGGTGGAAGAATCTAAACATTCATATGATTGATGAAATACTACAAAAGTTAACAGATTACGAATCAAGAACATGGCATGAGATACGATCTGATAAAAAAAGAGATCATTATGTTCCCATTGATAATATCACACGAGAAGCTCAAAAAAGACTCCAAGAACTCAAAATTGATGATACAGATGCATTATATCGGCTAAGACTTAGTGGCTCACAGAGAGTGTGGGGAATTTTAGACGGATTTATCTTTAAAATTATATGGTGGGATGAAGATCATAGCGTATGTCTATCAAATAGAAGATAATATAATCAAGTAGTTTATCCCAAAGCGAACATAGAATTCCATCCTATAGCAAAAAATTAACTCTTTTATGCTTGACTTTAAATTTGAATAAATTTTAAAATGCAAAATTCGTCATTGAAGAGATGGTCTTTTCAATGATGATGGCGACCCTCCCCAATGGTGAAAACAAAGGGAAGGGCCTAGCCACCACCGATTCATCGGGAATCAATGATGGTTAAAAATGAGAATAACTGAAGTTACATTAAAAAATCAAGAGCAACAAATAGAATTTCGGCGTTTATATTGCCGTAATTTTCTATGGATTGCAAATATTTTTTTGCGTCTTTATTTTTCTTATCCTTTCTATTCCTTTTTGATTTATGTCGGTGGTGGCTTTTTTATTAGAAAAGGAAACCATTATGACCGATATTGTTCTTAAGATATATGCGAGGAGGCAATAAATGCTTCCTCAAAATAATCCTCAACCTCACCTCGAAAGATTTGATCGTATCCTCAATACAGCCAATCAACTTTTGACTCAAACGCAACAACAAGCAATGGAAGCAGGAAGAGTAAATTTTTTACTTCCTTTTATCATTTCTAAAATCCAGATGAAACAAATTCAAGCTAATTTTGAAGAGCTTACAGCATTGACACAAGCGCTTAAACTTAACTTAGATAATATCAAAGATTCATTACCCAAGGAGGCAAACCATGAATGACAACTTTAATTTAGAATACTCAGCACATTTTCGCGGATTTGATTGGGACAAAGCAAAAGCTTTCTACTATGTTTCCAGAATAGGAAGCTTTACAAACGCATCCCATTTTTTAAATATTTCTCAACCAGCTTTAAGTCGGCAAATTAGCTCCCTTGAGCAGCGTCTGGGACACCCTTTGTTTATTCGTCAAAGTCGTGGACTAGCGCTTACCCGAAAAGGCGAAGAACTTCAGCGCATTATCAAGACGACCTTTGAGCAAATAAAAGAATTCACGGATAAAGCCAAAAAGACAGAACGAGGTAAGAAACGTATCATTCGCATAGGAATCAATAAAGGAATTGTTTTTATGGTGATAAAGGCATTGGAATCTTATCAAGAATCCCATCCTTATCTCACCTTTGAACTGGCGGAAGATTTATCGTTAAAAGAAATGGTTGAGCTTGATCTCGATATCGCTGTTTGTCCTTTTCAGACAAACAAAGAAAGACTTGAGCAAAGGCCATTTTTAACCATTGATAAAAAACTTTTATTTTCTAAAAATCTTATCCTTTCTCATCAGAAAAAAGAAACTATTGATTTATTCTTTGTAACGCCCGCTCATCTGAAGGATGATGAAGAAATCGAGGGGATTTACCAAACATTGCTTTCTGACGTTACGAAGTAATCATGACCGCTATTGACCAAAAGATTGCAGAGGCTCAAGCGGAATGGGATACGGCAACGAATGCCTACAGCCGTTATCCTGGCACAGAAGAATGGCAAACCTTTTTGGATGCTAAGAAAAAAGTTCATATTTTAAAGGGTTTGCTCAAAGAAGACAAAACCCCACCTATTGCTAGCAGGCAGAAAGAAACAACAAGTGCCGAAAAAGTCTTAGCTTTTTTAAAGACTACTGCTGAAGCGACATATTCCGATATCATGATACACTGCAATCTCAGCAAAGATCAGGTCAGGCATGCCTTATTAAAACTTCAAAAAGATGAGACGGTAGAAAAGATTAAAACAGGAGTTTATAAGATAAGTTAGTATTTTTTCAGAAAAAGTTTTAACTTAAAAGAGTGGTCACTGTATCCATTAACAAGAAAGCTTATTTAGGCTTACAAGTCTTTGGCTGTTTTGATGTAGACTAAAAGCGTGTACATAATCTGCATTCGTTCTCAAGATTGAAGCAGATTCAAAAAAGGAGCTTAGTCTCGGGGCAAAGCTCCTTTTTTTATATTTCTATCCAATAATACTGATGTATTCCTAGGCTATAAACAGCTACTTTGCCTTCAGTGGTAAGCATATCAAGAATATTTTTACAGTATTGTGCGACATTTGAATATACTCTGTCTTCATGGTCTTGTATGAAAGATTGAAAACCAAAGTATTCCACAACTTCACTTACGGAAACGACCCCTATTGTGGTTTGTAAAAAACCTTCAACTTTTTCTTTTGAGATAATATTTTTATAATTTGCAATATATGTCTGATTTTCTTTTTCGATTAATCCATCCTGTATCAGATTTTCAAGAATATTATTAATGAAAGATGGTGATATTGGAATGCTTTCTATTTCTAGCTTAACAATTTTTGTAGGATTCTCTTTTATAAGGGCTAGCAAACGATCATAGACATGTTTTTTAGTTACTAAAACCTTATTGCCTACTTTATAGGCTAATTTAAGATTACAAGCCCTGTCTATCATCTCTTGAGGGATATCTTTAATTTGATTCGAAGATAGGCTGACCTTTCCTTTTTCTAAAGCAGTCAACAAGGATTGCATATTGTAGTAGTATCTCAGTTTGAAAAATAGATAGATTGACGCAATAAATCCTATCGTTTAAATTGATAATGTGAGTCATCAAAATAAAGATAGGATTATGAGTGTAAGTATAGGTGGAATTGATTTATTTAGTCAAGGATTAAATAATGAATATCGTATTATAGTTTTGGAAAAAATTATAGATACTCTTCTCAAGGAAACATCTATAACACAAGAAGAAATAGATTCAATTAAGAAAAAAGCTCTTTCTGATCTTCAGACAAAATACCCTAAAGCGGGAATTACAGAGGTCAGAAAAAAATGAGTGCTAACACAAATTCTGGAGAATCTATCTTACAAGCCACAATAGATCATAAGGATTATATTATGATACATGAAGCTCAGATAACCCATATTAAAAGCTTATTAGAAAGAGCAAGTAAACTTGAACAACCTAGACTTAAAAGCAGTTTTCCAAAAATATTGACTTCAACAGGAATATTTCTGCTAGGATTCGGGATCACAAATTTATTAGGTATGTGGTTAGGGTTAATAGAATCTAAAATAAATTATTCTACAATAATTTTAGGTTTCTTTGTTCTTTTGGGGGGATACATTGTGCTTGCAGAATACTTATATGAGGAAAATAAAGAGAAAAATTATAAAAGCTATACAGACGAAGTATCAAAAATTATTGCTCATTTAATAAACAATTAACCAATGCTCCCTATTTTTCAAACTGAGACACTACCCATATTGTCTTCTTCTATGTTGTGAAGTATATTTTGTATATTCATCGCATGTTTCCTTTCGTATGATGCGGTGCTAAGAAAATAGCGGGAACCCACTTCTCGCTATTTCGCTTTTATAATATTGAGCTAAATTTTTCAATTTCCTCTATATAACAAGATATTGCTTCTTTTGCGTTCATTATCTCCTCACCTGATTTAGCATAAACAAGATTTTTATATTTCTTCTTTAATTCCATACTAATACCATCAACAATACGACTACAATATTCTGCTCTATGATAATCCCACTTAGATTCTTCTATTTGGGGAATTTCCCCAACACGATGCTTTAGATAATAAGTTACGGACTCGCCTTCCTTGCGATCAAATATTTTATCTAATTCAACAAAAAAGTAAGGATAATATTTACTAGCCTCAATATCATGACAGCCGCTCAATGCTGTTTCATGGATAACTTTTTCCCATAATTTATCTTTTTCGGTTCGCGTGTCTTCAGAATGTATAGTATTGAATGGCGATGTCATTATTTACTCCTTTTTTCTTATTTTAAAAATTCATCCATTTTTTGCTCAAGTATTAAAATACTTTTTTCAGCTAAAGATGATACTTTTTCATTTGCGCTGACATTTTGTATCACATTCACCGAGAATATTAAATAAGCTGTTTTTGGTGATGGAGTTAAGATATGAATAAATAATAAAATAAAAAAAGAAATAGCTGATATTTTATATATAGGCTTAATTAAATTTGCTGTTTTTTCTTCATTAAAACTACAATTCATATAATAGAAAAAACCTGAAAATAATGAAACAGCAATAGAAATTGATATTAAAATTTTAGTAACTTCATAAAGACTACTTAAAACATCTATTAACCATAGGCTCATCACCATCTTATTAATCCTTTATAGATAATTTCATTAATTTTCTTTAACTATGATAGAATTTATAAATTAATTTTAGGAAAAAATCATGGTTTTTTATATTTTATTATCTTATTTTTTTATATGTCCTCTTTTATCTGTGATGGCTTGTAATCCCTGGAACCCTCGTTGTGAGGATAATGCATGGGGAGACATTTGTACGGAAGAGCCTGAAGACAAAGAGGATGCACAATGTCCTTGTTGCCCTTTAAGCGAGGAGAATCAATAACTTTATTCTTTCTTCTGACTTGTACTCGTTGCTGCGGTTAATCCAGGGCCGTAACGGGCAAGATATTCTATGGACTTCTGTAACGCCCCCTTGTTCTTCAGAGGTGTCATCAGCATTTTAGCTACTTGTGGATCAGCAAGCGCCTTTTGAAGCAATGCGTCTCTTTTTTCTATTTTTGCAGTATCCTTGATTTTATGGATAAAGTTCAGCAAGAGATCACCTCCTGCAATCTTGCGTATCAATTTTTTGAGAATACGAAGAGGCAATTTTTGAAAAGCTTCCAAAGCAGGAAGATTATTGGCTTTTGTTTCAATCTGATTCACCATGAATTGAGCATTACTCACATTTTTAAGTTTTGTCTCTAATTGGGGATAGAGAATAAAAGCGCCAGGATGAGACTTACGCCATGTTTCCAATTTCGGTAGACTCACCTTTCCTGCCTCATTCGTAATTTTTTCGATAATATCGTTATTCATGTACCCATGAAGAGATTCCATAGCCTTTTTGTCTTTTCCGATTTGCTTGAGTAAATCCTTGGAATCTCGAATAGATTTTACGGACGTATTAACAAACTCTTTGGGAATTTCGGCCGCACCTAATTTATATCCTTTGCCATACTCCCCCTTCTCAACAATCTTGCCTAAAGCCCGATGTTCTTTAATGGCACTCACAGGTTTTGATAATTCTGCATATTTTTCTCGATGGACAAGACCTTCGGGAAGCGATTTAAAGTCTTCCTCTAAAGCCGACTTGATGCCTTCCAATTCTTTTCCTAGTTTGTTGGCTCCCGAACGATAAGCTTTCTTAATTTCATCGGAAACATATTTAATGGTGTTGTCAATTTCAACAGGTTTTGGAAACACTTTCCCCTTTACAGGAAATTGCTCTTGAATCAATCTCAATGTTTCAGGAGAAAAATTTTTGTTTCGATACATCTCCAAAACTTTTTCATTAAAGACATCCTGCGAATTAGAAACTATATTAGGCTTTAATTCTTTCTGAACTCTTTCGAGGGTATCCCGAATTGGCCCCTTGGCTGTTTTTAATTCTTTTTCTAAAAGAGCATTTGTTCGGGAAGGATTCAAACCTTCTTCCAAAGACTCTATTTTCTCATAAAGAGGTTGAGTGACCTTTGTTCTGGTTTTTTCATGTTTTTCTAATTGCCCTGCAACAGATTTTCGAATAGCTTCCCCTGCTTCTTCAGCATTGGCACGTGACCCTAAATCCTTTAAAGCCTTGGGGACATTCATGGCTTCTTCGGGATTAGACACCCCTTTTGTCGCTTGCTGAAGAATCTTGGAGGCTTCCTTGGCTCCTTCTTTTTCTGCCACTCTTGCTCTCACAGAAGGACTAAAAGGATAAGAGGCTGCTTTTCCCGTCATCTTTATTCCTTTAACGGCAGCAGGGGTTAAAATGGCTGCGCCAATATCCGCCGCAAGAGGATTCGCTCCCATTTCCTGAGCAACTCCTGAAACACCACCAATTCCCGCTCCCATCAAAACATTCTTGCCTAATGCTGAAGCAACCTGAGGAAAAGTGGTCGCTGTTTTAAATGAAGCTCCTCCAGGTATAGGAGTCATGAGCATTCCAGTCCCAAACTTACCCCCATGATGCAGCACTCTTCCTAAGGGGTCTAATTCGCCTAATTCCTTTGCTTTTTCTTGCTGATGCTGAGTTGCAGCTTCCTTGATGTAACCTTTCATTCTGGGAGTTTGTCGTGCGAAAGGATCGGCTTGCGCTTGAGCCATTGCTGCTTCCTGAATGGCTGATAAAGCGCCTCCTCCTAATTGTTTTGCACGATCCCACCAGGAATATTCTGAAGGTTGAGATTCTGCTTGCGGTAAAACGCCGCGCCGTCTTAATTCTTCCTGGATCGTTGCTAATTCTGGATCAACAGTCGTTTCGGAGGAAGGCTCAAAAGAAGTTTCAGGAGCAGGGACATTGACTCCTCTTCTTTGAAGTTCCTGCGTAATTCTTTGCAACTCTTCATTCATTGTGCATTCCCCGTAAGAGCTTTGTATTTTTCAAGCAGTTCTTCTGTCGAAACATTTTCAAGAGAAGACGGGGATGCTTCAGAGGCATTAACTTGTCCATGTCTTGCCAAACCACCCTCAGACGGCACAGAAGCAGATTCTTCCTCCATATCAAGAGGTGTCATAACAAGTCCTGTTTTAAGACTTGTAGAAGCAGCTTTTTCATTGATAGACATTTCTTTAGTAAGATCATTCATCTTTTGCTCAAAAACTTCAGGACGATCCGATAAAGAGGGAAGAAGTTCTTTTTTCTCAAAGCGTTTTAAAATGGCTTCCCCCAAATTACCCCCCTTGAGCTTTCTTTCCATATTAACTGTAAATAAACCAAGCTTTGCATTAAGCGCCTTTCTTTTAGCGGTTTCTTGTAACTGTTTTTTATTTCCCGTTAATGACCCCATAAAGTCTTTTGCTTCATTGGCAAGAGTTCCTGCATAATAAGGCGCTTGAGGATCGATAAAATTATCTTTAACTGAACCTCTAAAGTTATCATAATCCTTTTTGATGGAATTAAGCTCTCTCAAGATATGAGCAAAATTTTTCTGATCTTTGACAAATCCTGCACGTTCAGATTTGGAAGTAATCGGCGAATATTCCTTGCCCGCTATTGTAACCGATTGAGGCATATCTTTATTAAGTTTTGCTTGTTTTAAAGATAACAAAGCATCTTGCCTGCTTTCCATCTGTTTATTGTGGCGTTCTGTCTCTGTTTGTTTGGCATCCATATGTGCTTGCTTCAATAAACGCTCAACGGCTTGCTGGCGCATTTTTTGTTGAGCCATTCCATAGTCAGCGTGTTGCTTCATTAGCCCTGCATTTAATCCCGCAACACGATTTTCCTCACCCTGATAGGCTTCAAGAGCAGGCGCAATGTTAGAAGCCGCCGCCCCTAATGTTCCTTCAATGCCTGGGCCATGCCCTGGTTGCGCCATGCCTGAGAAAAACTTGGCAATAGAAAGCCCTGTCGCCCGACGCTGCTCATCTTCATCCATGCCTAACGATTGCTTGGCCGATTTAATGGCCGCAAGCGCTCCCGCACTAAAAGGTGTCGCCGCAGTTTCTTCAGGCGCACCCCTATGAGATGCCTGGGGTTGCTGCTGCATATACATCAACATATTCGGATTCATCATCGCCCCCTTATTAAATTCTTGGAAGATTTAGGCTTAAATCTTAAAGTGGAGAGACCAAAAGAAGGCGCAGGGGGTTTGCGAACTTTGGGTGGTTTTGCAGCCTTTGGTAAGGATACACCTGTAATATGTCCGCCCCGTTTTTTACCTGCGAACATACGCGCCCCATACAAACTTCCTGCCAGCGAACCCAATCCCCCTAGTGTATTCACCTGGGGCTGTCCTGGCGTTTGCACAACGCCCGTCGTTTGTGTAGGTGCAGGAATACCATGCATAATGGCGCTTTGCTGTCCGAGCTGTTCCCACGGATAATTCTGTTGTCGCAAGAAATCCTGGTACGGCACATCCAGTTCTCCCTGCTTTTGTTGCTGCTGCAATCGCCCCTGTTCCTGAAGCGCCGCAACATCAGCAATGTTCCCTGCCTGCGCGTATTGTCCCAGGCGCGCCATATTCTCTCCCGATTGCAATCGCCGATTTTGATCAGAGGCAAAGTTCTTTCCCGCCTGATCGTAAGCCTGAGAAAGATAAGATCGTTGGCGCTCTTCCATATCCTTTTGAACATCTCTCCCCGCTTGTCCAACCATTCGCAGATGCTGTCCTGAAAGGGGAGCGCCACTGGATACAAAATGACTTTCAAGGGAAGGGAGAATTTTCTCATTCAGAAATTGTCCTGACTCGTTGCTAATGCGGTCTAATACATTTTGAACGTAGGGGTTCATATATTTATCTACATTAGAAGACTCATCAAAAGGAGAAGGATTAAAAAGTTTAGCTTCAGGTCTTCCTCTTGCAGACAAATCATTGAATACGTTAGTAGCCGTTCTTTTGTCAGGAATTTGCCCCGCAGGAGTTGTCGGGAAAAGATTTTTCATGACTTGGGCGTCACTAATCCTTGCTCTGTCTTCAGGATTTTTCCAATTCCATTCCTTATATTGTTTTGCTATTTCAGGAAAGACCGACGCAAAATACCTTTGATAAGGAGTTTTATTATCAAACTCTTCCATCGCTCCTTGAGTAGAACGTGTTGCGCCTTGCAAATAGGGCAAATAAGCTCCCATACTTCCTCGCGTCATGTCAAACGAACGAGTCATATCAGGACTAAAAGGAGCAATCCTGGGAGATTTATAAGCCGCGTAAGGCGCCTTCCCTTGCGCAGCAGCTTTTTCACCAAGGTTACGATACAGAGCCTCATACCAAGGGGGTAAGGATGTCAGGTTTGTTTGTATACCATAAGGCATCTTTTTAATTCCTTAATGTTTTGTTCTTGTTTGCATATAAGACGATAAAGACTTTGCTTTAGGGGGGAATCCTTTGCGCCCTTTATGCGTACGCATATTCTTCACGAGGGCATCAAACTTTTGCGCTCCCGACCGATTATTCCCGTCCCCCGCATCCGACACAATATCCGCGGGGATGACATACTCTCCATCCGATAAACGTGCTTCTATTGTATCATCTTGACCGCCTGTTGCGCCATCCAGATACCCCCCTCGACTCATCCTGTAAGGTTCTTCTTCAAAAAACTGATGCTCACCTTCCAAAGCAGGGTTATATCCTTCAGGCAACGAACGATAACGTTGATTGCGCGGTGACAATTCGCGAGGGTATTGATCGGGACGCCAACGAGGTTGCCCCTGGTTCATAGCTTCTGCCAAGGATTGAGGCCCTGGCGTCTTCTCACGGCGACCCATTGTTCCTAGAACCGCTGTCCCTAAAAGCGCTGTATTTAGTAAATTTCCACCGCCGCCTAAAGCAGAAAGAAGGCCTCCACCTCCTGCGCCTCCTTTTGCTGAAAGCACATTAGAAAGCGCTGTGGGCGCATGAGTAGAGAAAGGCGCCGAAGCAGCCGTACCACCACCGAGAAGGCTGGATAAGCCATTGCCCAGCATTCCTGTGCTTTGTCCAAATCCGCTTTGCAAACCGCCCATAAGCCCGCTGAGTCCACCGCCGCCTATTAAAGCCTTCCCCCCGCTTAAAAGAGCAGGGCCGCCTAGAAACCCACCAAGACCTCCCATAACAGGGCCAACCCGTTGATTGGGATGTCCAAAAGAACCGCCAAGAGCCCCTCCAAGGGCACCTCCTAAAGGGCCACCTAACATAGTTCCCAATACAGCTCCCCCTACAGGGCCTATTGCTTTTTTAACGATGTTCCCTACACTTCTAAAGGCTTTCCCTATTGCTTTAAAGGGGTTAAACCCCCAATATTCAGGCAATCCTGTCTCAGGGTTAATAGTTCCACTGCCACCCATCGCTCTCAGCATCAGTGCTTCCGAAGGATTAATATGCGCCAGCATGGTATCGCCATGACGGCCATATTGACTTAACTCTTCCCCCATTTCAGGCAAGCCTTCAACACTGCCGCCTCTGGCATATTGAGGCTTCATCATGCCGATGTTTTGAAAGGGCGGTTGCGGCGTCCATTCAGGGATTTGCGGCGTAGACGGCATAGGGGACATTCCATTGCTTCCCATCATAGGCTGCATAGGAGTTTGTTGCTCCCCGAAAGGTGAATTCATCGGCGACGGAACATTGCCGCCTATCCCATAGTTATAAGGATTTTGTGTTCTCATGTTGGGCTGCATTCCCATATTTTGCTGAAAATCCATGTTGTCCTCTCAAAGTTATGTCTTAAACGCTCTCATCTTGCATGACCGAATAAAGGGCGGTCGCCCACTCCTGCCATGCGTTAAAAAAATCCGTTCCAGGGGCATTATTCCTCGCAAAAGAAAGCTCTTGCACGACGGAATCCCCCCATATCTTCCAGGATTGCTCATCCTTTAAAATCGGAATATTGTCCCCAGGGAAGTCAATGATCAGAGATGCCGCCCAAATGGGAAGGGTTGTCAAAACAGGAAGCATCATGATCGAGCGTCTCCTACGGTAAAATAAAGCAAGGTTTGTCCAAGCTCGTAAAATCCCCCCACCGAATCACTGGAAAAACGCAAGGTCATTTGGCGACGTTGTTCGCGAAGATCAACTTTTTCGGTCTCACTATTAAAAGGATAAGCTCCTGAAGCTACCACTTCGGAATTGGCGAACTCTCTTCCCCTCACTTCAAAAGCCATATCTCCCCGAATCAGAAAATCAGGCTCAACCTTTTCAAGATCAATCCACCTGTCAGCCCCCGTCCATTGACCTTCGGGGCCTATAGCACACCAGGCCACGTCCCCCGTTTCAAAAAAAGAAGGAATGGATGTCAAAGCCCCTCCGACATTCTTGTCGATCCCGCTTTCGTGCATCCAGATACTGTAAGTCCCGTTATTATCAGGAACATTGTCGCCCCAAATGGGGTCTGAGAACACCTGCTCGAAATAACCAGCGCCACGACCTACGACGGGATCAAAGTTGTTATCGACTTCAAAAGCGGTGTCGTACCAGGTATTTTCACGCTTGTTGTAGATAATCGCCCTGTCGCATTCAACACTGGCGCCGCTCGGATAAGGCCACCAGATTTCCCCATACTGAGGGACTTTGGTCGCCCATACTTTTTGCCTTTGGGGATAATTCAATCCCGTTGTGCCATTGTTAAAAAAGAAATAATTCTGGTTCATGGTATTAGGGACTTCCTGAACCACACCGTTGTAAAAAAGAAAACGATCCACGCCTGCCCAAAAGTAAAGTCCGTCATATTCCACGATGGAACGACTTGAAAGAATGGAGTTTTGATTGGAAATCGTATCAAACCTGAACCCAGGCGCTCCGTTAGGATTAGGATGAAAGGTAACGCGAATCACACTATCCAGACTCCAAAACAAACCTGCGGGAGAAGAGTTGCCACCCCGCACAGGCATTCCTGCAACGATCTTTTGAGACGCTGCACGATTGTAATTGGGAGCCAGATATTCTGTCGGATCGCCGTCAGATGACCATTGAAACAACCCGTTGTTCCCAAAAATAAACAAATAGGGATGAAGAACGACAATTCCTCCTGATGTCTTGATAGGCGCTTCTTTCAGGGGATCAAGAGAGGCTGTTCTTCCATAATAAACAGGTGTTTCGATATCACTGCTGATGGAATAAAGATTAGGTGCCGCATGAGCAATAATCGTACTTCCTTCCTCGCGGTTACTATACATCACGTCGAATGTCCAAACGTGGTTAGGATCAGGCGTAAACCCGTCAGGAGTAATATCCACAAGATCACTGATCGCATTTCCAAACTGATCAATACGAATGACGCTAATCCCGTTCTGATCGGCAATATAAAGATTGAAATATAAGGTTTGAGGCACCAGAAACACACCGCGGGGGATGTTGGGGAGAGCACCCACAATTTGCTTATAGCCTCCCATTTTACGGGGAACCCCTCTTTGAAACCGACACCATTGACCATCAATATAATGACGAGAAGCAAAACGTGTGCCGTCTCTTTTAATGCCTGGCAAGGTGGAGATAGGATAAAGCTTCCCTGCCATCAGTCAGCTCCATCATCGCTTGAACGATCTGCCTTGCGTAAGTCATCTTGCATGTTCAGGCTGGCAAGCCCTCGCGCGTAAGCATTTTCCCACACAGGGATGCGTTCATCGTTTTTCAAAAAGGGGACGGCTTCCAGCAAAATGGCATAGAACAAAACGTCAGGGGCGTAATCGGTCAGCCAATTGGTCTGATTGCTGGCGCTGAGTTGTGCAGGCAATTGAAGGTAAGCGTATTCAAAAGGATAAGCCTGATCAGGGGTAGGCGCAATAATCAGATTGTAATACCCGTAATCAGAGTAATATTGAGGCACACCCGTTACCGTGGGGTCAGGCCAGAATAAACGAATATATTCATAATTTCTGAAATAAAGCTGGTTGCGGATATTGTTATCTGCCCCCGTTCCAAAATTAAAGGTAATATTTCGGCGCCAACGACCAGGCTTGGGGATGACGGAAACGCCAGGGGTAAAACTGCTTGAGACATAGGTTTCAAGGCCTATATTCTTGGACTCGCGACAAATGCGCTGTTCCGCTTGAGATAAAAAATTCAACTGCTGGTAGAAAGTCTCCGCGTCTGTTCTCTTCAGATAGGTCATAATCTGCCCTGGCGATACCACATTGGTCACAGGGTCAATAGAACCGATCAAAGAGTTGAAGGTCATGGACGACATCTCACGCCCCCCTTACGCATAGGCCGAGGCAAAGACAGCAAAGTAGGAATAGGTATCCGTTTGCGTTGCCCCTGTCACGTCAATGATTTCAAAAGAGAATTGTCCTGCCTGCTGATCGGTCACTGTGAATTGGCGCACAACGCCGATCCCAGGCACGAAACTCACCGCGGAAATAATGCAATAATCAACAGAAGATAGAGGAGATTGAAACGTCACTGTATAAGTCGCTCCCTGCAAAGCAACACCGCCCACAGCAAAACTTGCTGATAAAGTCCCATTAGGTTGAATATACCCCCAGGACTTGGCTGTTTGAGGGCTTGCCCGTGCAGGAGAAGCCCACGCATTGCCATTCCAAAACTCAATATCAATCAAGTCCGTATTAAACCCCAGGGAAGCCTCAAGAGGAGCCGCAGGGCGTGTTGCTGTCGTCCACACAGGAATAGACATGATATTATTAAACTGAACGGCATTTTGAGACATCTGTAGGGGACTATTATTCCCTAGTCCATCCTGAACGGGCTGAAGAGTCGATCCCAATCCCTGACCGCCATTAGTGGTAGTGAGAAGATCGCCATAACTGTTTTCGGGGAGAAAATTAGTTAAATTTGTCATCAGAAGGCTCCAAAATAAACAGTTTGCAGATTGATTTGCCGTTGAGCCTCAGAAGACGCAGGGACATCTGACTCGAACCCTCCCCATGAAGACCAAGGATTTGACTGGAATCGCCACGGTGCATCCCCTTGCTGCGCCCATGCTTGAGAAAAATACTGTTGAGGTCTTGGCTCTTTGACAGGAAGAGGATCAGGCTTCAGAATAGGCGGCTTTAACTGAGCATTAGGCTGATCGGCAAAAGGCTTACCTACGTAGAAACCTGTCCAGCACAAGCGGTCTCCCCGCCATTCCATTTGCCGCACAAGGTCTTTTCGATTAAAAATAAACCCTGAATAATCACAAACCCCTAAAGCTTCCGAATTATAAAAATCAATGTTGACGTATTTGCCTGTCTTCATGGTGATATCCATCCCTGACGGGCGTCAGCATAAATACGAAGAGGAACTCTTTCCGTGTCTTCCTGGGCTGCCCTGTTAAAAGCTGTTTCATATTCTTCTTTTAAAAGAGCTAATTTTTGCGTCAGTAAAATCGCGCTGTAATAAGAACCTGAAGAATTTCCCATAGAGAGGTTTTTGATGGCGAGTTTCCAGGCAAGCCCTGACGTTAAAGCTTCAAAAAACCGTTGGGGGATTTCTGCGTTATCCAGCATGTCTCCCACATCCTGCAATTCCCGTACCCGCGTGTAGAAAAGAGTTGTGTAAAGCACCGATGGTGTCGGCCACAGGTAAACCACAGGATTAATCTGGCGATCCACAAAGAAGCTGGTAGGGCGCCCTGATTGGTTCTTGTTGGGAATCGCCATATATTCTGAGCGGGAAATGCGCGTCACAGGAATATCATTGACCAGGGTATTAAAGTAAATCTCCTGGATATCAAGAGTCGCCCCTCCTGTTTCCCTTACGCGCCAATAAAGAGCCAGGGAAGGCGCAGGAATCACTGACCAGATAATTTGTCCTACAGGATAACTCTGCTGAGCAATGCTTAAAGCCTGCGTCCATGTGATGCCATCATTGGAAGACTCAATGACAAGGGTATAGGAAAGAAGCGCATTCGATTGGATGCCCACCATTTGAATGGCGATTTGTGTTCCCCATTGATAGGAAATGTTCCCATTGGGCGCTGTTTGCGTACACGCTGTGACAGGATTGCCGTCAAAAGCATTTTGGGCGATTCCCGAACTGGCTGATGCCGTGCCACCCAATTGCCGTGTACTGGTACGAATGGACGCCTCTTTAATATCGCTTGTAGCCAAAGGCAACAGATAAGCGGACTGATTAAGGATAAGCCCCAGCATTTCCTGTTTCACTGTCCACAGGTTTAGCCCCCGATTAATCCATTCCGACATCAATAAGTTGAGGGTACGTTGGGCGGTGGAAATTTGTTGAGCGGTCATGACATCAGGGAGGATGCCGATGCGCTCATAGGCATCAACGATCAACTGTTCGCTTGGAACCGAACCAAACTGATAAGTGCCTGATGTCGCCACGTCATCTCCTTACTTTGCCTTACCCCGCTTGGGGAGCTTTTTAAGGGTTTCTGCCAACATGGCGCGACGCCGCAGAGTAGGATTTCCTGAATGCTCGGCTTTCTCTATTTTTGCGTCAGGAATCTTTTTGCCTTCAGGGACATGAAGCGCTTTATGCAAGGCGCCAGGTTCTTTGATAGCCCCCTGAATCCAGTTTTTCTTCGCTCGTCCCATTTAAAGCTCCTATAAAATCCCTTGTTGTAAAAAGATGGCCGTTAAGGCACCTGTGGCGTTGGATGAGTTCACGGTGATACTGGAATAACGGGCAGGCATAAAATAGCCGTCCATTACGCTGGCCGTGGCATTCACCAAATCAGCAACAGGATTAAATTTGACGATATTCGCGTCTGGGACGCCTTCAATATCCATCAAGGTTGTGGCAAAGCTGTAATTGATGGTTGCGGTGATATTGACCTGAACAGTGAGACTTGGAACAACCGCATGGTAATTATGAAAAAACCAGTGCGTGCGTCCTATTGTCCCTGTTCCTGCACTGACGGCTGCCGCGGCATTATTGGTCGTAATACTGGTTACTGCATCAAAAATAACCGTTGTCTGAACCGTATTGTTATTTGGCCCCGCAATGGCTTCGGAAACGATTGCTCCATTGGCCGTCCCTGTCACGGTAAACTGGACGGCGCCCAGGTTATTGGCAGAGGTCAAGCTAATAGCGCGGGCAAACGAGGGGAAGACGACAACGCCTGCCGAAGCAAACGTGCCATTGAGGACAAGGCTCCCTGCACCGCCCAAAGTTTGTGTTTGAGCAACGGCAGCAGCAGCAGGGACAGGCCAGGAATAAACCGCAGGATAAGACATGCCCCTTTGCTCCTTACAAAGTTAAAATAGTGTAAACAACCGTAATCTTTGCCGAACCATCTCCTGTCGTGAAAGCTTGAGTTGCGTTTTGAATAGTGATGCCTTGATTCGCGTTAGCACCAGTTGGAAGGACTGTTGCTATTCCAACCCCCGCAATAACACTGCTTGCGGCCTGTAAGGCTGTATTAGCTGCTGACAAAGCCGCTGATGCAGCCGTAGTACTTGTTGTATAATTTAATGTTACAGCCCCTCCTGCTTGAAAAGCTGTTGTGTTAAAAATATTCTCATAAATAAAAGATGTTACAAGAATAAATTGTCCTACTCCTGGCGCAGGCAAGATAGCCACGGGAGCAGCAAACATTCCGAGAATCTGCGCCGTTGTCAAAGAAACTGTAATTCGTCCCGAAAACACAGGATTCCCTCCACTATATGAAGTAACCCCATCCGTACCAATCATCACAGCAGGACTGGTCGGATCAGTTTTTCCGACATTATCAGGATCAACAACCCAGAGAGGCGATGTAAAATGCGTCATGGTTAAGCTCCCGAACTTGCATAGGCCGCGCGGAAATCGGACACTCCGAACGAATAGCGCTGCGTTGCCTTACACTTCACAGAATCTGTATCGAAGTCCGTATAGACATCCGTCTCCAAAGGCCAACGATCATATTTCTTAAAGCCATCAGGGCAATCAGTCATCAGCATCCACATGTTGGGAAGCGTAATGAATTGATTGACCTTATAGCCTTGAGGAACGGCCGACATATTGTACACAGCCGAAATATCGTTATCACCTGTACCTGTGCGATAAACAGAGCCAAGCAAACGATTGGCGATAAATTGGTTTTCCGCAGGAACAAGCAATTTCTGAGGCTTCAACATGGTAATCAAGCCTGCCTGATCCCTGAATTTCTGAATGGCGATAATTGCCGATTCAAGAGACGCTTCGTTCAAATCCGCCTGAACCGCAGGAGTATTGGCAACCACACCCGCATCAATGGGATGGTTGCGACTAAACAAAGGCTGACCGTCACCAATAGGATAAGCGTTGTTAAAGCCGTTATTAATCACTGATGCTGCAAGCACCTCTTCGGTTTGCGCCATAGACGTACGCAATGCCTTAGCCTGCATGGGGAATCGTGTCTTATACAGGTTATCAGAAATGGCCTGCTTCGTAATGATGATGCCTAAGCCTAAAGTTTTATGCATATAGGTGGCTTTAATGCGCTCTCCGATGGAATCCATCGCCGTTGCAGCGCCTTCCGCCCGAATTTGAGCTAGCCCCAACATTTTAAGCTGGACTTCCTGCTCATATCCTTTGTCCGATTGGTAGACCTCATAAATCTCTTTCCATTGGGCTGGGTAAGAATTATAACTCCCAAAAATCGCCGCTAAGCCAGGTCGTAGAAGGCTCGCGATAGCACTTGTATTGACTGCCATTTAAAAAAACTCCTTAAAATTAAACCCCTGCGGTACCTGTGCCGCCTTTGAGAATATGGTTGTTGAGAATCACAAGAACGTTGTTGTAAGCGCCTACGCCAATAACGGCAGGGCCTGCTGTCGCAAAAATATTCCCAGGGTAAGGCGTCAGCGCCATAGCTTTGAGACTCAAAGTGGCTGTATTGGCAATGGTGGCATAATCTAGGTAATAAGCGGATTGACCCGTTACAGTTGAACCTGCCGCAGGGTTTGTCGCACCACCACCGTTACCTGCAACAGCAAAACTAAAGTTATTATTAATGTCTGCGGCCTGAATACCTGAAATCGTGTTGCCGTTATTGGAAACTTGGATATCAAACAAGACATTGGGATCATCGACCACAAGCGCTTTTGCACCTTGCGCCTGAAAAGTGGCTGTGTTCGCAGGCCAATAAGCGGACGTCACTAAAACACCGCTTGTATTGACGTAGGTACATCCCATGAAAACGCCCAGAACAGGGCTACCACCTGCGACAGTAATTGTGCCGTTAGCGTTTGTCATCACAGGATCACCTGTGTACAAGCTGCTCGCATAAGAATCAGCGATAGGATATTCATTCATTTGGCCATTCCAGGGCGCGCCTGTAATCATACGTCGAGGCTGCAAGCCGAATGGCGCGTTTACACCATATGCCATTGAGAAAACTCCTTAAAAATTCAAAAAATGTTTTTGATATTTTTGTATGGAATATCGGAACCTGAAGCTGACGCTTGGCAGTTTTTAGAAGATCCCATGCCCGATCTGTGAGGGGTTATCCTCGAAGCTTGCGCTTGGCAGTTGAACGTCCCATGCCCGACCTTATAAATAATACATAATTTTAAAACAAAAACTCAAGAAAAAAATAATGTAAATATCTTTTATTTATTGTTTTATATAAAAATATTAAAATATAAATAAATAAATATACTTCAATTTTAATTTATAATTATACATCAATACTGTAAAATACAATGAATGAAATCTTGAACACTCTATCCTCTTTGACGAAGGGCCAGCGATGATTACTCAAGACACGATTGACAGATTAAATGACATCAACAACTTACGTTTGTTTTTTAACACTACGACGACGACTATCGGAACGCTTCCTGCGGCCCTGAGTAATGCTCAAACTTATATGGATTTGGTCATCAAAGAGTTGTCCCTAGATGTCTTGAAACGAGACGGACAATAAATGGCTGATCCCAATACACTCAGAATATTGGAATTAGATGGAGGGGGAGAAAGGGGGTATTTTTCGCTTTCCTGGTTTCAAAACTTTGTAACGCAATGGGGAATAAACCCAGGAGCAGTTGCTCAAAACTTTGACGTCATTTGCGGTACGTCCGTAGGAGGCATTATGGCTTTATCTTTAGCCTATGGAATGACTCCGACAGAGATGTTTCCCTTTTTTACACAACAAGGGCCTTATATTTTTAGTTTGAGCTCTCTTTTCCCTTCTTGGCGCCCCAATGCCGCGACTAAAGTCGGATTAATTCTTGCGGATATCCCTTTTTATCAATCTTCTGGCTCTACTGCGAATCTTTATGGCTCTGGATTATTAGCAGCTACTTTGCAGAATACCTTTGGCACGGATACCCTTCAAAACTTGCAAACCAATGTGGTTATTCCTTCTTATAACAATGACACCAATACTTTTGTGTTGTTTTCCAATGCAAATATCGGCGGCTTTACAGGACAAAATTATCTTATTAGTGATGTGGGGTTAGCAACTGGTTCTGCGCCTGTGTATCTCCCTGCATGGAATATTGGAGGATATAATTATATTGATGGGGGAGTTTATCAAAACAATCCTGCACAATTTGGCGTTACTTTGGGGAAAATCCTAAAGCCAAACGCTAATCGAATTTGTGTATTATCTGTAGGAACTGGACTTGGAGAAATAGGATTTGATGACTCTGGGAGTCCTGGTATTCCTTTAGCCAATAATCCATTGGCTACTAGCTTTTTATCTTCCACGGTCGTTGTAACCCTTCCGACTACTTCTATTCTTAGCAATGGGCAAAATGTAACCATCAGTGGAGCTACCGATACGGGCGGGATTTCAGCGATTAATTTGAATATTACAGCATCCATCTCTATCATTAATGGCACTTCGTTTTCTTATACTGCGAATGGAACCGCAACCTCTTCTACCACGGGGGGAGGTTCAAATGTTCTCTTGGATTATATAGAAGAATTTACGAGAAGCTCATTGGGTAAAAGACGTTCTTTTCACCCTACTGGAATTACACCTGAACAATTTAAACAAACTCCTATCTATAAAGAGATACTAAGAAAAAATCCACATATTGAATCCAAAGTTCAATCTTTTAGCGGCACAGATAGTTTATCCTTTGATACCATCCAAGCTATTTTTAGCTTGTTTGAGATCGCGTCCACAGGAGGACAAGAATCCGTCGCTCAAGCGTTGCTCATGGAATCTGTTAATACATTAGATCAGCTCTATTATTATAGATTTAATACTGTATTAGACCCCAATCAAAACACTGAATTAGATAATACAGACTCATCAATACTTTCATATTACGACGAATTAGCACTTAATTTATTTAATAATGATATTGATAATATTTCCGTCTTTATAGGACATCTCACAGCATGAAATTTATAACTGATTTCACCGATACTTTCATGAATCCGCAAGACGGGACTTTATTGCTTTCAAGTTTTCCAAGTCTTGAGAAAAATTACACTTTTTTAGGGAATAACAGTAATCAAGCATTTGCCAGTCCCATCCTTATTGACATACGTTTGGAATTAATTCGACTTAAAAGTTTATTGGGAACAACACGCTTCATTATCCAAACCAAAATTGCCGAACTTTATAATGCACAAGCTCTTGATCAGCTAACAACTGGTTTTCTTTATAATACAAATGGCGTGTTATCCATACAGACCCCAGGCTCTGGCAATCTTTCCTTGCAAGAGGGATATGTCTATGTGGGAAATGCTCAAAATATTGCAGTCGGTCAGCCTACGATTAATTTTAATAACCTGCCCGATCTTACCAATAAAAATTTGTTGATAGGCGACGCATCCAATAGAGCTGTAGAGACACTTACGCTTTTTATAGATAATCTTCCAAACTTAACAAACAAAAAAATATGGCGCGGCAACAGTCAGAATCGACCTGAAGAATCTGACGCCCTGACAAACGCAGAAAATAGTTTAAGTCAAACAATTCAAGATTTAGCTAACCTTGCGAGCATTGTCAGCGCTATCTCTAATGCTGTTGATGCTCTCAGTAGTGCTGTAAATGCTATAGAAACAGGTATTGCAAGTATTGGTGGATTTGCAGCGATTCTTCTCTTACAAGTTCAGGTCTTAGGATTAATAGGTGCCGTTGCGGGCTTATCAAGCAGAGTTTCTGATTTAGAGACGGCAGTATCAACAATTCGGGGACAAATAACAGACATTTATAGCAAGATTACAGCTATAAATACTCGAATTGATAATCTTAGATTGAATACCATTCCAGCAGATGGAGACGTTTCTTTCTATAATTTTAGGCTAATCAATCTGGCCGACCCTGTTAATCCCACAGACGGCGTCAATCTTCGTTCTTTAAGTCATGCAATTGATAATATTACTCTTGATGGCTTTGTTCTTGGCAATTCTGATGAAAACGGTCTTATCCATACGACCCGCGGCCCCTTATGCTTGCTCACCAATATCCCCGCAGGGGGAAACGTTTCCATGAGTAATTATCGCATTACTGATCTTGGAGATTATGCTGCCGACAATGATGCTCTGTCCATTCAAGGCTTTTGGGATTTAATCCATAACCCTGATCTTTATGTAGCAAGAATTAACCCTGAACTTGCAATCATTGGCAATGTTCAGCAATTCAGCTTTAATCAAAACCGTAGCGTTTTTCAAATTCAAAACACATTTACGCCGACAAATCTCATCCCTTCAGAAAACATAAAAGAATTCAGAAACAGCAATAATTCTGGCTATAGATTGGTTCAGGAAACATCATCTACAAGCAATAGCGGTGATTTTTACTTGGAGAAATTTTTAAATGGGGAAGAAGACGGCGAGAAAATACTTTCGTTTAAAGAATCATCAGACGAATTGACTTTAGAGAAAATCCTGAATGCGAACAATCAAAGGATTGTGAACGTAACAGAAGAACCTGCGGCAGATCAGGATGCAATCTCTTTTATTTATTTATGGCGTGTACTTAATGATGAGGTGTTTTAGATGGGAATTTATTGGAAAAACATTGACCCTGAAATGCAAATATTGGGGCCGACGCAACAATTTATCTTTAACCAGAATTTGAACCAATTCCAGTTTGATAATACCTTTGTTCCGACATCTCTTGTGCCGTCTCAAAATTTATTTGAGTTACGCAATAGTGGATTAAGCGGCTTTAGATTCCGCCATGAAACAACTTTCGGCGATACACACGGAGCATTGAAGATTCAATCCTTTTTGAATGGTCAGACCACAGGTACAGACCTGATTACTTTTAAACAAGATGGAACTATTGATTTTGTGGCACCTATTGAAATTCCTGCTTTGGTTCAGGTCGATGGTGCTACCCAAACCTTTCAATATACAGGGCAATCAGATTCTCAATTCATCCTCAGCAATACACTTGCTGCAACAAGCGGGAACCCTTCGTATGTTGATTTAGTCTTTAAAAATTCGACAACAGGCGGATTTGTTTTAAGACATACGAGCAGTATTACCGATACGAATGGACTTGGTACGCTTAGCTTATACTCCATTGATAATACAGGAGCTGTAGGCGAATCTTTCTTTACCGCTGTAAATGGCCCAAGTCCTATTCTAAGGATTGATGGTGGCTTGGTAGTTTCAGACGATATCATTGGTAATGCTCTTTTCTTCCTGGGGTCTCATCAACTTTCTATGGGAGGAAATGTCAGTTTTGCGTCTTCCTTTTCAACAGTAGGAAATTATTCTGTCACGCTTACGGCGACAGCCAATACCGCCGTTACATTGCCTGCTTCTGGAACTTTGGCGACGCTTTCAAATACCCTGGATCAATTCGCAGTACCCGTGGCTAATATTAGTCTGAACAGCCATAAAATCATCAATTTAGCAACCCCCACTAATTCAAATGATGCAGCCACAAAATCTTACGTAGACTCTTCTGTCAGTGGTGGAGTAGTGACTCTATCGGGCGCTGTTACAGGAAGCGGAAACGTCGGGACAACGATTATAACAACGTTAAATCCTGTTACTAGTATTACAGCCGTGGGTACTCTGACCTCTGGTACTTGGAACGCATCAATTATAAGTCCTGTTTATGGCGGTACAGGTGTTAACAATGGTTCTAATACTCTCACATTACAAAAGAATGTTGTCTTTAATGCAACATCTGGGACTTCTATTACCTTTCTTGCAAACGGAACAACCGCCGTAATTCTTCCTCTTTCTGGCACTTTAGCAACTCTTAGCAATAGTATTAATGATTTTGCATTGCCATCTGCCAGCATTAATTTTAACTCTCAACGCCTTACCTTTGTTGGTACCCCCACAACAAGCACAGATGCAGCAACAAAAGGCTATGTAGATACTGCGGTAGGTGGCACAAGCCCTACCACTGCAACGTATATCTTGCAAACCGCAAATGCTTCCTTAACAAATGCGCAAGTTTTGGGTTCCCTGAGTACAGGTCTCCTTAAAAATACGACGATCACAGGGGTTCTTACGATTGCAGCCGCGGGTACCGATTATTACGCCCCAGGATCGCCAACGAAACTCATTGATAATGCAAGCTCTCAAAATATCTCTGTTGGAAGAAATGCGTTTAATAATATCACCACAGGGCAAGGAAACGCCATTTTTGGCAATTCTGCGATTCCTTTAACCACAGGGGGAAGTAACTGCATTTTTGGCTCAAATATGGCTCAATCCCTCACGAGCGGGAATAGTAACGTCATTATGGGGGCTGGGGCTGGTATGCAGCTTTCATCAGGAAGTAGCAATACCTTAATAGGAACTTCTGCTGGCTCCAATTTAACAACACCGCTCTTTAACGTCATTATTGGAGTGGGGGCAGCAGGCTACTTACAAACAGGTGGAAGCAACGTCGCCATTGGTGCAAATGCAGGCTATTGGAATGGCGTAGGCTTTGCTTCTTATAGCAATTGCGTGTTTTTAGGACTCCAAACACAACCCACATCTGCAACTTTAACAAATGCAGTCGCTATTGGCGCTTATGCATCTGTCAACACTAACAATAGTATGGTTTTAGGCAGCGGCTTAAATGTGGGTATTGGTGAGTCATCCCCCACTTATGCCAAACTTTGTCTTGTAGGAGGAGTTCAAAATGTAACCAATGAAGAAACGATTATAAGAGCCACAAGCGCAACTTCCTCTGCAAAAATAGAACTTAATAATACGGGATCAGGCGGACGACTTTATGAGCTTCGTTCTGATTCTGGTGATAGCTCCTTTAATATTGTAGACAGAACGTCTGTCATTAATAGACTTAAAATAGATTCTGCAGGTATTTTAAATACTTATAATAATATCGTTATTAACAATAACTTCGCCTATGCGCCTGCTTATATTCAAACAGGAAACCCTTCAGATTATTTACAAATCGGCTATGACATCACGAACGATTATTCTTTTATTAATATAGCAGGATCATCGAATGACAGGCTTGCTTTTAGAGTCAATGGAACAGGAATAGCGGCACTTTTATCATCAGGACTTTTTGGGCTTGGAACCATTACACCTACCGCAGCCAAACTTCAAATTGTGGGCGGTGTTCAAAATATTGTTGGCGAGGATAGTGCAATACGAGCGAGTAGTGCGTTAAGCAACGTCAAAATAGAACTTCAGAACACAGGCGCAAGCGGAAAATTATATGAAATTAGAAGCAGTTCTACAGGACAATTTGATATTACTGATCGAACAGGAAGTGCTACTCGATTTACAATAAGTTCTGCGGGAAATATTGGTATCAATATGGGGCTTTCAACGCCGAATGCACCTCTACAATTCTCAAATTCCTTAGTAAACAGAAAGATTGTTTTATATGAAACCGCTAATAACGATCACCAATATTATGGATTAGGAGTTAATGCTGCTTCTTTTAGGTTTCAGGTTGACCAAACTGCTGCAATTTTTACCTTTTTAGCTGGACTCTCTTCTTCAAGTTCTCAAGTAGCCGCACAAATAACAGGAACAGGAAACATCATCATCCCAGGCACGTATTTTGGTCGTAGCCCTTCTGGAACAGTATATATGGAAGGAAACGTCACAACAACAGCTTTAACAGCTAACGTTTGGGCTAAAATAGCAGGAACAACGACCGCTTCAGGATTCCTCAATCAATTTACCTCTCCTGTTGTTAATCGCTTGACTTATACAGGAACAAGTCAAATCTTTGCATTGATTCACGTTTCCGCAACTCTTAACTTTTCAGCAGGATTGGGGTCAACAAGAAGTATTGCCATATTTAAAAATGGAATACAAATAACGCCTTCCCTTATGTCAGCAGATAGCAACTTAGGAGTAAACATCAATATATCCACCCAAGCACCCCTCATTTCACTATCAACAAATGATTATATAGAAGTATATTGTAGAAGTTCCGTTAACACAAACGTAACCGCAAGTAATTTAATATTAACTGTGACCACAACCTAAAGGAGTAAATAAAATGGCTAATGAAAACTTAATCGCTTATCAACAGCAACTAAAGCAAATTAACCTTGATAATATTGCATCTTATCAGCAAACTCTCACCTCGTTAGATCAGGCTATTGTTCAGATGAATACGAATATTGAAGGGTATAATGCTCAAAAAACAGAGTATGAAGGCAAAATTACAGATACTCAGGCAGGAAATATTCTGATAGATGAAACTATTGCTATTCTTGAAGAATAAAAGTAAAAGTATAAAGTATTCATTTAAATTAAAGGAAGAATAATGACCAAAATTATTTCAAACCCAGAAATCTTAAAAAAAGTATCATCCTTAAATATCGAAGCTCAATTTGCTTTTCCAGAAGGAGATAGTCTTTTTAGATATAGCGGAGAATTAACGACTGAAGTTTCTGATGTTTTTAAGAAATATAAAAAAAGATTAGATAGAATTATATCTGATGCACAAGAGATTATCTCTGCTATCCCACCTCTTGAAACAAATGTATAAAACGTAAAAAGGAGTATTAAAAATGGCAAACATTGTCCCCAATATTGACGGAACGCTCAGCGTAGAAGCATTAACTGCCTTGTGGACTCAGGAAGTCTCCCCAGGATGCCTCAAAATTTTTGCTTATGATGGGCCTGAAACCCCTGCAATGAGCCAATTGGTTGCCGACCTACGCGCACGCTTTCAGGATATTAATGCTTATATTGCGAAAATACTTGCTGATTTACCTGCTCAATAACCATTCGCGCACTTTATAAGATTTATCCGTGGGATTCATCAATTCCACGGATAATATCATGAGAAAAAATAGATTTATTGATTAGGCAATAAATATTCCAGATAATAAACGATACAATCAAAAGTCTTTATCGGCGAATCAGTGCTGGCAAGAAAAGTTTCGCCAGGTAACGGGTAGGCCAATCTTCCTCTTGCCCCTTCCAACATATCTAAAGTTTTATAAGGGCCAATAAATTCCTGATAAGAAAATTGACAATAGCGAGGATTGCCATCTACTTCGTCCAAGACTGTGATCGTTACAGAAATATCGTACTTGGTCGTGTTGGTACACCGAATAGAATCGATTCGACATACCTTGAGAGAGTTAAAAATAGGGGTAGGGTCTGATGATATCCCTGGTATTTTATTATTCAGTCTGTTGACAAAAGGATAAGTAGTAGCCATCGCAACTCCTTCTTAGCTGATATCAAGGACAATAAAGCTGAAATTGGCATCTACAAGAACTCCGTCTGTCGTTCTTCTGACGTTAATCTGAAATCCACTTTGTTGTCGGGCATTAACCACGAGAGCAAGAGACGTTGCGCTAGAATCAGGCTGAGCAAGAACAATGTACCCATTGGTCGCGGTCGGCGCCAAAAATGTTATTTGATATTGTCCTGGGGCTGTACGCGCAAATGCACCCACCCGCCTTGACTTTAAAAGGTTACCCCCTGCCGCAGCATACCCCATACAAAGCGGCACAAACTCCTCTGACGCCTGTATTTTCGTAGCAGGGGTACTATTGGCTAAAAGCTGCGCTCCTGTAAGCGTATTTGCTGTTTGTGCATTCCATATGGTGAGCAATGATTGCAAGGAAGGAATGGCGTGTTGAGCGGTTTGTGTCGGAAGATACCAAAGCTGTGAAGCGTTGCCAGAATAAAGAAGCTCAGAATATGTATAATCGGCGTCATTCCCCACCACAAAACCGCTGTGACCTGTCGACCTCATTTTGACCAGTAAAGTCGAATTATCGACAAGTTTTCCTCCCGATAGACTTCCTTGAAGAATTTTATCCCCATTCAGCGTATTGACGGTTTGAGCATTCCACAAATTCAAGAGAGACAAAGCAAACCTAAAGGTTCCCGAACTGGTAATAGGACTCCCCGTGATTGTCAAAGCAGCGGTATCTGATTCAGCCGCCACGTTTGTTACCGCTGATGCTCCCCCTGCAAACGGCGCTACACGCCATACACCCGCGGCGGTGGTATTATCTACCAGGACAAGATAGATCAAGCTTCCTGCGGCTAAATTAACGATCAGCGCCCCCTGACTATCATTAAGGGTGATATCGTGTGTGCCAATATTATTGAGAATCAGGTCATATCCTACCGATACAATCTCAGCCGACGGAAACGTCACCGTAAAGCCGTCTTGGGCTGCCTCAAACTCCATATAGCGAGCCGTCACAAAAGGGCTGTCCACAAAAGAGGTCGGCCATACAAGCGTAATGTCTTCTGTCAGGACATACTGCTGATAAGACACTTGGGAAGGCTGAACTGTGCCTCCCCCAAAAATATCGGTGTAACTGGTCGGCATTGTCTTTGCTCCTATTCAGGGAACGATCGTGTATCGATCTGCTGTTCCAGCATGGTTTCATTATTGAACGCATGAATAGGCATACTCGGATCGTCCATAAAACGTTCTTGCCCTGGAATGCTCTTTAAAATTTGTAATGTGTTTTTGTTATGTCTACTCCATTCAAGTTCTGAAAGCTCTGTAGGACGTTCGCATAAAATCAAACCATTGGCTTCATACTGCCCCTGATCATTCAGCAAAAGTTCGGCATGTCTTCCCGCAGGCACAGGAAACCATCCCCGCCGAGACATGGCAGACATTCTATGAATATCAGGCTTTCCTAAACAACTGACCCGAATCCATAAATATTTAAATCCTGGCGGAATTTTAGATTCATCTACATAGAGATCGTCTTGGTGTTCCATCGCAAGATATCGAGCTGCTTCAGCATATCTGTCATTTAATGCTCTGGACTCTTCCACCCTGTTTTTCCGATTATCTGTAGCCATATTGCATTGCTCCTCTTTCTTTCATTTTTTGCATGTCGTCTTTCTTCGCCTGCTTCCACTGATCTTCGGAAACTCGTATGAGTCGCGCCATTTCCTTCTCTTCAGGCGTCAATTGAAAATCTTTCTCCCGTTGAAGTGCTGCCCTGGACGGGGAACTTTTAACGGGAGCGACAGGGGATGGGGAAGTCTTCATGTGCAGTCCCTTTGGTGTTGCGGATTGCTGGTCATAATGTCGAACATAGTTATCAATCCTTGAAAAATATTGCGGGCTGTAAAATTCATGGGTGCGCCCCTGACGGGTTAAAGCGGTATCCAATCCTGCCGCATACCCCAAAATGTCAGCGGCCTTGTCAGGGTCATAATCAGGACTGCGTTCATCGCACCACGGATTGCGCGCAAGCCATCGTTCAATAGCGGGGTCTGTGGCAGCTTCTTCCTCTCCATAATCTTCCTGAATCGGTTGTGTCGGTGTAGGTTTAGATGCCGATGGCATGGGAATCATTTTAAGATATTCCTGCTGCGCCGTAGCCGTAGCGATCTCCTGATCTGCCTGGATAATGGCGTCCGTATCCCCCATCTCAAGCGCCTGTCTTTTCGACAGCTTGGCCTTTTCCAGCATCAAACCAGCATTCACGGCATGTTGCTTCAAAACACCATCATTCATATAGCCTGCGGTTTCTTCCAGACGGGCGACCTTTTCCCGAAGCTCTTTCGTCTCCTGCTCCGCCCTCATCCTGTCCCGTTGCAGCTTGACAATGAATTTTCGTGTAGAAAGCTGACGTTTTTCCTCACTGTCATCGTCGTCCTGCTCTTTGCCCTGACGCGCGCCCTCGCCTTCGTCATGTCCTTCTTCTACAGTTTCTTCCTCTTGCCCAGCGGCCGTCTCTTCTGAAGAAGAAACACCTTCTACTTCCTCTTCTTGGGGAAATAAACTCTCTTCTTGATTCATATGCTTTTCCTTAATCTCTTGAAACTTTTGAAGGATCGTTAACTTTTGCCAAAATATTTTCTTCGGGGACAAATCTCAGCGGAACACCATCGTAATAAAATAATGTGCCGCAATTCGGGGGGAAGATGACCCAATCACCGATGTCGCGTTTTGTAAAATTCTTAAATTTTTCAGGCTTGTAACAATCGGGGCCAATATCAAGGACGAGTCCTACAATATTTTTATACACAGTCTCCTCGCGCACACTGTCAGGAATAGCAATCGATGTAAGAGTGCCGTCCGCCGTTTTATGAAACTGTTCTGGAACATAAACTTTCAAAACAAAATGGTATCCGTCGGCACGCGGACATCCTTCTCCCAAATAATCCGTTATTTCTTTATATTCATTGGATAAAAAAACCATCTTCTCTCCTATCTCTTTTCAATTTTGTCAGGTTCTTTAATGACGGCGTAAAGCTTGTTGAACTTCAAAAAATGAAGAACATACCCGTAATAGTTGACCTGGACACCTTCATTCCTTGGGATCACAATAAAGTCTCCCACCCTGAAAGACGCATCACGACATCCTTCACCCATCGACATAACAAGCGCCCCACAATTACGGAATTTGTCCCAACAACGAGAGGTTTCGGGAAGATAAAACTTGATCTCTTTCCCGTCTTTATCCGTGACAGTAAAAATATCTTCAGGACGAATAAATAATTTAACCGCCATATAATCGTGACGAACATCAGGCAAGGGAAAGCCAAGATTTTTTTGAATCAATTCTTTTGCTTCCTGCGCCTCATGCTCTTCGATAAAGCTAAGCATCTTCTACCCCATCACGAAAAGAACGTCGGTCATACATGCGCCCGTAAAGGTTTTTCAAGTCGTCTTCCGCTTCTCTCAAGCCCTGTATGCGCCCGCACAATGATCGGTATTGGGCGTAATCTTCCATATGTCCTAACGCCAGCGTCTGGGAATAATCCGCCATTCTGTTGCGAATCATGCCGAGAGCCGCCTCGTAAAAAGTAACGCTGCTCATACGCTTCTGGCTGCCCTCTTCACAGGGAATCCTTTAGGGGTGGATTGCTTGTGGCGAATCTTGGCCACACCACCCATCGCGAATTCCTGAACCTTACCGCGACGCTTTTTCTCGCCCTTCATATCTCCTTCATAGTTAACATGAGGAGCATGTTTCTTTTCCCCAACCATATGTCCCTCGTAAGACGTTTTAGCGTGGGATTCTATGGAACCGCCTTTTTTATGACACTCTTTATCTTTTTTCATTTCTCTTACCCTCTTCATGGTTGTGATCATCCCAGGCAACAAATATTTCCTTATTGCCTAGTCCTGGGAACGCTTCCCAAAATCCTGTCGCACATGTTCTCTCTGCTTTTCCTGCAATTTCATTTCCTGAATCTCTAAATCCGTTTCGTGCTTCTCGTCCGCCATCTCCTGGGCGATACGCTGTTTGTTCTTTTCCGACTCAAACTGAAGCTGTGCCTTAAAGGCTTCCGTCTCGGCCTTCAATTGCGCCTCTTGATGCTTCAATTGAGCCGCCTTCTCCCGCTGCTGAATATCCATCATCATGACCTGTTGAGGATCGACAGTTTGACGCTTGATCTCTTCTGCCTCAGCCATTTGCTGCTGTTGTGTGACTTGCGCCGCTTGCAACGCGATCTGGTTCTGGATTTCAGGATTGGTCAATTCTTCCAAAGACGGCATTTGTTGACCCATCGCCAACTGCATCTTGATGGCATAGTCATAAGCCCGATGGACGAAGATATGCGCCATAATCTCCGCTTGCTTGTCGGGATTCTGGTGTGAAAATTGGGTATGCACCAAAATATGAGACGGATGATCCTGCCACACGGCAGCCGTCACAGGCTTACCCTCAAGGATGTTCATATTCTCTGTAATGGGGTCGAGGGGAATGGCTTCCTGATCGGAGGGGAGAATCTCGTCAATGTTATCGACCCGCATGGATTGATAAGTGCGGCGAATGACATTCTTCATGTTGTGAAGCTGAGGCCACCGCTCGGCAATCTGCATCACCGCCTGCGCCGTTAACGTGCGCTGCGTGGACGTGGATAACACAGGATCGGAAACAGGAATGATTTTGATCCTGTCGTTAAAGTCCTGCCGCATAATAGAAATTTGCTTGCCAGGCACTAGGAAAGGATAGGGCGTATCAGGTAAATACTTGCCGAAAAGGTTATACAAGAGTTTAAGCTCTCGTCCTAACGACACATGAAAAGATCGAAGAACAGTAGAAATAACGCGGTTGGAAACTTCTAAACTGGCTAAAATTGTCCCCACGGCCACATCAGCTTTATTTTCTGCCACCTGAGTCTCAGCCGTCGATGCAAGATTTTGAGTTTGTTGGACAATTTCATTACGAAGCTCCTTTAAAACAACCGAAGGTTCAGAATAAGGCATCGGCATAATCGCTTGCTGAAGAGGCAAGCCGCCCGTATCCACTTCCAGAAATTCGCTGGGGCCAATGTTTTTGTCATTGCTCTCCAGCTTCAGCCCTTTAGCCCTTAATCCCCCTGGAAAATTACATAACGTCCCCTTGTCCACCAACTGGCGCAACAAGGATGTCAAAACAACGGAATTAGAACCGAGAAGAGACGCAAGACCAATGCCGTATAGCCCGAATCCTGGCAAATAATTATACTGCACAAAGTATTGAATGCGTTTGTAGTCAGGATCGCCCTCTTCCCAATTGCGCCGAATGCTGAGAATTTGTCGCGTATTCTCGCAAATAGTCACGATATAGGGCAACGGCAACTGAACGTCCTTGTCTTTGCTTTCAAAAACATCCATGCCCTCTAAAGACAAATCGCAATGTACTTCGTAAAAGGTAAACAAAGAAGGCTTATCACCTTTCTTATCAGGCTTGACACCTTCCATTTGCTGCACTGTCTTGGTCAAAGAAGAGTCATCTCCTTCGCTATCGGTCAAAAAGGGCAAGTCGATATCCCGATAAAAACCGCTGAGTTGGCGCAACAGGATTTCGCGCTTACTCAAGCGTAATTCATGGGTCAGCCTGTTGGAACTGAGAAGGCTCACGCAATTATTATTGACGATAAAGTATTGGGGATCGATAAAACGTGCCACAGGCTGCTTTAAAACGGGGTCTTGATAAACTTTTCTGAACCCACACCCGATCATGGTGGTATACAAAAGAAGACGCTCGGAATCGGGATAATATTCCTCGTCATAGTCTGTGAGATAATAATTCATCCACTCCTTGACGCGATCACCCTGATCTTCCAGGGCTTCGTTACTTTCCCCTGCTATTTTGCTTGTGACAGGGCCAGCCGCAGGAAACAATTCCGCCCGCGCTGTAGAATAACTCCGTAAAAGAGCCGTGGATAAAGTGGTATCGAACGCCCTGCACGCTTGCAAAAAAGGGACTTCCTTAGCTTCTTCCAGCTTGAACCCTAAATACTTCAAGCCCTTTTCATTGGCCTGCTCCCATTCAGCGCGAGAACTTTTATCCTCTTCGATGCCCTCTAAAAGCTCGGACGCGATCCTGCCGAGATGCATCTCTTCCATATGCTCGGCCAGATTTTCGTAAAAGTCCCTTTCTTCCTGCTCTTGCGTGTCTTCAGGCGCAAGCAATTCTTCCCCTTCTTCCTCAGCAGAAGGAAGGACAAGTTGTCCCATTTCTTCGGACAACTGAGGAAGCATATCTGAGTTTGAAAGATCGTCCACTTTTAAAATTGAACTTTACATAAAAATATATTGAATAAATAATAATGGTTAATTATACTTCCTTAAAACAATTGTTTAAACTATAAATGAATATTATATTCATTTTTAAATAATTATTACTTATTTTAAATAAGGAGAGAGAATGACCCTCGGTGAATTTATAAGATTCAAGCGGTTTGAAAAGCGCATTACGCAATCCGCCCTAGCCCAAAAAGCGCAAATGCGGCAATATGAAATATGCTTATTGGAACGCTACAACTATCCCATTCCTTCTAGTGGCAAACTTGCTTTGATTGCGACAGAATTTGGCGTTAACCCAGATATCTTCTTTTTAATGGCGGGAAAGTCTCCCACAAAAATACAAGAGTGGTTACTTTCTGATCCCGATAGAAACGGCGAGAAGTGCTTAAAGTTTCTGACAATAGTTGAAGCTCGTTAAAGGAAATATGAATTGGAATTGATTTTACTTGCCCTTATGATTGCCATTTTTGCTTTTACTGTTATTTATGTTTGGCGTGATGATGATTAACGAACGTAATGGGGCAAAGTCGTTATTAAAGGATACAGTAACTAACGTTAATAACGTCTTTCGTTAGTAAAGGGAGAATCAATATTGGCTCCTTGAGTTGGGATCGAACCAACGACCTAACGCTTAACAGGCGTTTGCTCTACCTCTGAGCTACCAAGGAAAATGATTCAATCATATCATTACTCACCCTTCGTGATGTAATTGTAAAAGCGATTAGCTGCATTAAACATCAATCTTTCTCGATCTACGCTATTATTACATCCCATGTTATCAATTTCTTGAACAGCAAGCTCAAGAGCTTTTATTCTTAATTCTTGTTCGCGTTCATTAGTATATCTCTTTTTAAAATACTCATCGTCAAGAATATCTAGGTCAGTTAAATCGGTTAACCCAGAGCTAACATTTAACACTATTTCTTTTTGTTGATTTTCGGAAGCAGAAATATTTTCCCTTACTAAAGAAGATGTCTCATTATGCCTAATCTCGACCTTAGAGCTAAGCTCTTGTTTTTTCTCTTTATAATAATCATTTACCTTTGATTCAAGCTGCACCAACATATCTACAATAGAAAATACACCAAGTTGAGAAAAGTATTGGCGATGTAAAATTACTTTAATTTTCGTGACAGAGTGAATCAAAAATATTTGATCATTGTCATAACCTTCTTCAACACTAACATTTTTAAGACTAAATATTTCCGTATTGTTTATAATTAAACTTTCCATCCGTTCTCTCTATCATCTACTGATAAGGTTAACCCCTCTCGATTCCATATGAGCATAACATCGACCGCATTTGATCGACTAAGCCATTCAATTAATGAATCCCTCTTTATTGTTGCAGGGAAATCAGGATAGCCATGCGAAAAACACGGAAATATAATCTCATTAATTTTCCCTAGAGAAAAAGCTAGCGACTCGTTCATAAAATTCCTCTCATTTTAAAAAAGCGACAGGATTTTCACCTGCAATGTCATCCACGCCGAGAACCCCCGACCAAAAGATGCTGTTTTATTAAACTACGCCTTTTTAGATAGTTACTGAATTACATGGAACCAATAGATTTAATTCCATGCACAAACAGAATAAAATTATTTAAAATAATAAATCAACCGTAAAATTTTCTTTGGACTGAAGACAAAAGCAGAAGATGTTAAATCCAATTTATTCTTTTGTTCAATGTTAAGGAAAAAAACTAAGGCTCTTGTACATTGAAAATAAAGGAATTCTTCTTGAAAAATGTTAAATCTTTTTTTTTGATCTTGTTAAATCTTGAAAAAATAATCAACCATAAAATTTCTTCTCGATGGGATGATACGACTCAGCCTCTTCATCCGCAGGATGGGTAATCCACCCACCGTCTTTGAGGCGTATTAACGTTTGCGTCATGGTGTCAACTAGGTCTCGCGTACCTGTGCCGTCAGCAGCAAAGATCGCGGCGTCTTCAATGAAAATTTCTGCGAAGGAACGCAATTTTGTATACTCAGGGGGCTTGGCAGGCATCCATACACGACCCCCCTCGATAAGATGGGTGACAAGCCTGACCCGCTGCACCTTATCGCCATACTTGTTGGGATTAAACCGAAAGGCGTTAACGCCTGCCCGCATCATCTCCTGCACAAGCGAAATGCCAGATACCTTAGCCTCGATCAACACAGTATCAGGAACATGTCGACCATCAGGTTTAAGTTCTTCATCTCCCATATCCCTGTAATCTTTGTAAAGTCTTTGCGCGCGCGTTCGCAAGTCAGGGTATTCCACCTTTCCGCGCCACGAACTAAGCAAAATAACATTCATGGCGCCATTATGCTCAAAGACGCCCCAGGTGGTACAGGCTGAATAAGCATTCTTGTCATTCGCCTCTAAAGCCGTATCCCACGACTGGATAATATGCTTGCAAGGCGGAGGTGCCGATTGCTTCCACCATCTAAACCAATGCTTCTTGATAATGCCCCCTTCTTCGGGAGCAGGACGTTGCTGGTATTGCCCCGCATAACCATACGAACCTAAATCAGCTTTATATCGCTTGACTTCTTTCATGCTGAAACGATCAGGACAGAGGAGGTCGCCCTCTTCCTTGCGAGGGTCTTGCCAAACTTTTCCTTTTGTCGAAGGTAAAATAATGGTTGTCGCTCTTCGGCTCGATTCAAACTCCATAGGCAAAATAAGGCGCACCCATTCGTTACCATCATCCCCAGACATGACATAACCTGACACGTCTTGCTGATGCAAACGTTGCTGTACAACAATTTTAACGTCTTGTTTGGGGTCATTGAGACGGGTTGACCATACTTGCGACCACCATGAATTAGTCCCATCTCGTTTAAGCTCAGATTCGCCATCTTTGGCATTGTTCGGGTCATCACACACAAGGATATTGCCCCCGCGACCCGTTGCCGATGCGCCCACAGACGTTGAAATACGATACCCTCCTGCCGTATTCTCGAAATAGCTTTTAGCGTTTTGATCGGCTGCCAACTGGTAAAGATATCCCCACCTGGATTGATACCATGAAGATTCGATGAGTCGCCGACACTTTAAGGAATGTTCCAATGCCAACGATGCAGCATAAGACGCATACATAAACTTTTGCGTTGGGTCTTGCAGCCATACCCACGCGGGGAAAGCCACCGAGATGAGAGACGTTTTAGACGAACGAGGCGGGATATGGATAAGAAGGTTTTTAATCTCACGGCGGTAACATGCTTCCAAATGCTCCGCAATCGCTTGAATATGCCATCCCGAAATAAACGGCACACCGCCCTCAATGGATGTCCAACCTTGCTTGAGGAATTCATGCAAGGATTCTTGAGCTTCCATAATTTCAAGGAGTTGCTGCGCTGCTTCCTTTTGTTCAGGCGTGTAGTTAGGAGTTGATAATGGCAAGTAATTCTTCTTTTGTTTTCTCGCAACCTTCTGCGTTTGTGCGATCATCAATCACATGAGTTGACGGAATTTTGGGTAAGTTAAAATCAAAGATGAGAGAAATTGCGCGCATGTTTTTATTCTTTGCCATGTCAAACAAGGTATTCACAATATCAGGCCATTCTTTTTCTGTCTTATCAAGAAAATAATTAAGTAGCTTAATCCTTTTAGATACTACGCTACCAGGAGTGCGACCATTAGGATTACCGCTTTGTCCTTTTTGAAATGTCATAGGTAATTTTCTCTCATATACTTGATGTATCTTGTTTAATCAAGATAAAAATACTTCTTTATCTTAACAAAGATATATTTTACTGAAAATAAATTAAATATAAAAATCATCATTATTTGAATTATACTATTTTTTATATTTGTTTATGAATAAATTAAATCAAAGCAGGGCATTCAAGATTTCATATTGACGCCTTGAAAAAGAGAGAGCAATGTTGAGGGTGAAATCGTTGTGAGACAAGGGTTACAAGAGCTTCAAGTGTCCCGCAGATGAGACAATTTAAGGACATTTTTAGGGACACTTTCTTGCCTCTAGCACAATGGTTTGAGAGCATTTTAAGCAACTGTCCCAACTGTCCCAACATTTGCAGTAAAAGACTAAAGCTTAAAACACACGGGACAGTTGGGACAGTTTAAAAAACACCTTCAACACCTACGGATAGAGCCAAGAAAGTGTCACAAAAAACATGGGACACTTGAAGGACACTTGGGACACTTGGGACACTTTTATATATACACACACATTTACAACAACATTTACTATATTAATATAGTATGATACTCTAAAGGGTTTTCATTTTAAAATAAGGAATACTCTTGTTTAAAAATATCTAAAAAAGCAAAAAGCTTGCATGAAATATTTTGTAATAAAATAATTGAAAAAAAGATATTGACAAGACTGATGCGGATTGATACATTGAAAGCGTGACAAGATGAACCTAGAGAATTCACCCTGCCACTGACCACAAAATTAACTGAAAGGAAGTTAAAAATCATGGCTACTCAATTTTATACAGCCCACGACCAACTTACACAAGCGCATAAGGCATTTATTAAAAAGCATGGTGATCTTGGGGTGGCATTACTCAAAGAGCATAACTATGACGTAGAGAGAGCCATACAAGCGATGGAAGAGCATTATCAGGGTAAATTCAATAGCAGAGAAGACTTTGCAAAGAGCATTATGCAGGAAGTGGCAGATGAATTACCGAAAGAATACAAGTTTGCACGTCACATTCTCAGGGATGCGTCCAATTGGGAACATGTTGCATGGGAGTTATTTCTCGGTGACTATACCGATATAGAAGTTGGCAATAAAATCCATGTTTTCCGATCATTTTAAGAGGGAGGAACACACAATGACTAAAGAAGAATTTATCAAAAAGTATGATGTACTTGGAAGGGCATTAATCAAAGAATACGGCTTGGAACGTGCTAAAGAAGCGATGAAAAATCATTACTTTGGACAATACGAGTCCAAAGAAGACTTTGATAAACATTGGGAAGGGGTTCCTTTGAAATCATTTACCAATAGCCTTATCGCAGTAGAGATTGGCAACAAAGTTCACGTTTTCCAGTCGTTTTAAGAGGGAGGATATACACAATGAAACCTTACATTATTAGCTGGTATATGGGCGATGATAACGAACTACCTCAAGCAAAGAAGCAACAGATTGTAGACTATCTTATTGCTGATCGTATGAGCAATTACGGATATGACTGGAAGACCTTTAAAAAGATGTCCGCACAACGGAGCAGGCTCAGGGCAATGCTGAGATTGGCAGACATTAACAAAGAGAATCACCAATCGCCATTTGGGTTGAATTGGAAGAATCTTGATTTAGGTCGGTTCCACTTTAAAAATGGCGAAGTTACGTACATTGTTGGTCAATCATCCAATGAAGAAATTACATGCCGTATGCAAGAGCTTGTATCAAAGAACAAGAATTATGGGAGGAACATATGATGGACATGGATATTTATATCGTTAACTGGTGTCATCCAGAAAAACTGACTCAAGATAATATTGGATATATCGAAACAGATGGACAGTACTTTGGCAGCCACGAAGAAGCCAAAGAGTACGCAGAGAAGGAAGTGGCAGCAGGCGATAGACCTTTTAAATACAGAATTGAAGAACTATGGAGGAACATATGATAACTGAAAACGAGCAATATCTCGCTGAACAAAGGGCATATCTTCTTCAAACAAAGATGAAGATGTACAGAGCAGCGAAAAGGGTGGACACCGCCACGGAAGTTTACAAATGCAGACGGACTCAATTACAGGAGGCATTTGATATTATTAATAATTTGTTCGTTAAGAGCAGAAACGAAGTACCTGATATTGTTAAGAACTTGGTCGCTGAAGCCAAATTCAAAGCCTATCAGACTCTCAGAGAAGCAGAAATTGACAGCGGTGAGGCATACACGACCTATCAAGCATTAAGGGAATATGTATCAAGACTTAGCGGGGGAAAGGAGGATTGGTAGATGAATGGCATTTACGTTATCGTTGATCGCTTTAACTTGGATTTTTATCTTTAAACAGGAGGAATACACAATGAACATCTACATAATTCACTGGTTCAGTAATGACCCATTTGAAGAAGGAGACGACATAAAGAAATTTTCTGGCTTATACCAATATGCTTTTAAGTCTTATGAAGAGGCAAAAAATACTGCCAAATTCGCGGAAAAAAATATGGATTATGAATGGTCATATCGAATTGAAGCACTAATTTTAAAGAAGGATTAAACAATGACATTTTGTGAAACATGTATGCAAGAAGTAGATCAACAGCACGATCAAGCGGAATGCGATCGTAATATTTATTATTATATAAAGTAAAAGGAAAATATGAAATGTTCACTAAAGAACAAAAAGAAGCAATAGAGAGAGAAGCAATAGAAATATCAAACAAAATAAATATAGTTCTAAATATTTATGCGTTATCTCTCCCAATCCGATATGAAACTATTATCAAGGTATTTGAACAAATAATACACGAAGTAAAATTTGACGATCGATACTACACTCCTCAAGAAAAATTAGATAAATTACAATTTTTAAAAGATGAAATACAAAAAACTCAAGATAAAATTAAAGAATTATCAAATAAGGAGAATTCTCATGGCATTAACTAAAGAACAAAAAGAAGAAATTGTATCTTATTTGTTAAATTGCAAAATCATTTATATTTCAAAAGAAATAAGTGCCCAAAAATCAAGCCTTGTGTCGAGGTTAAAAAAACTCCTTGAATTTTGTGATCCTGAAAAATTAAATTGGCGAAACTGTGAAATGAATATATTAAACCTTGAAAAACAAAAATTAACCGCTTTCGACTTTATAGATATAACAAATAAACTTTTCACGCGATGGAAATAAGGAAAAGATCGAAAAAACGATGAAATTCACTCCCCATTTATGGCATAATGCCGTCATGTTTTTTAAGAAAAGGAATAGAAGATGAAAGAAAGAATATTTACTATTGTTGTTATAATCTTACCGCTTCTTATTTTAAGCGGATGCGGTTATGAAAAGATAGATGAAAAATATAGAAAGACAACATTTGTGCCAGAAATGAAATCTGCCATGCTTCTTGAAGAAATCAGGGATTTAATAAAAGAAATTAGAAATGAATTAAAGGAGATGAATAAAAAATGAGCGAACAAAACTACCCCGCTTATGCTGAAAATTTTGAGGGTAAGTATACTTATGAAATTGAGCAGAATCTTTTGCGTACGCTTGAAGAAACTCAAGGGATAGAGCCTCGTTGGAAAGCTATTGCTAAAACTCATTTTGAAGAAGGGTTTATGGCTTTTCGTAAGGCTTTTAAAAGTAAGGAGAAGATAATGGAATGCAATGACCGACATAACGAAGAATAATAAAAATGGAACAAAAAATGAGCAAAGATAAAATATTTAAATATTCCGAAGAAATGGCAATAATGATGGTTAAAGAATTAGAAAAAGACGAATCTATTAGTGTCCATGAAATGGCGAATATCTTAGTTAATATAAGTTTTATTATTATAAAGACAACATTTAATATAAGTTGTTGCAGTTTAAAGGTTTTGGACGAAGCAAAAAAGGAAATTATAGGTGCGATAGAAGACGCTTATAAAGATCGTTACGAAAAATTAAAGAAAATAAATTAGATAAGAAATCCTCAATAATTTATTTTTTATAATGGGTACAGCAACTTATAATTATAATTTTGTTATTTTCAACTTTATAAATTAGCCGATGTTCTTCATCAATTCGGCGAGACCAACATCCTTGTAATTTCCATTTAAGAGGTTCGGGTTTCCCTATCCCCTCATAAGGTGTTCTGGAGCATTCCTGAATGAGCCGATTAATTCTTTTAGCCTGTTTAGAATCATGTTCTTGCCAATATAGATACTCATTCCAGCCATTAGCAGAAAATTCCAGACTAAACATTAAAGTCTTTAATATCTTTTTTAATTGTTTTGCCTGCATTAACTTCTTCAATGGCCTTGATCAAACGTGCAGCCGTATGAGGATTCGATAAAAGATAACAAGTTTCTTCAATAGAACGATAATCATCAAGAGACATAAGAACAGAATTTTTACCTTTGTTACGAGCAACAATCACAGGCTCATGATCTTCATAAACTTTGTCCATGAAAAAATTCAACTTATTCTTAATTTGGTTATAAGTAACAGCTTCCATCATACTATCCTCATTTCTAATTCTAGAAATATCATAAAAATATTTAGAAAACCATATAATTTATTTTATGGTCAATAACTAGGATATAAAAGCTTTGAAACATCAATAGAAAGCAATGTTAGATTAACAGGAAAGCCAATACCCTTAATAGGAGGTGGTGTTAGAAATCTTTCAATAATAAGAGATGTCCCTACTAACTTTATTGTTGAATAGTCTAAGGCTTGCCGATTTTCTGATATTAAAATAGGCTTTGCCTTTCTTTTCCCAGAAGTAAAATCGAAGAAATTTAAGTAAACTTCACTATTATCCTTATGTTGACTTTTAATAAAAATGTTATTATGAGCCATTATAATGTCTTTATCATAAAAAGTATGGCATTTTTCTGCATCGATTCTTTTTACTTCTTCTAAAGTTTGGGCATGTAAAAATATTAAAGAGGATTGTCTATCTTCTGGCGCGTCAAAAACGCAGAACAATAAATCTCCGCAAACTTTAAAAGGAAGATCAAATCTATTTATAAGTTTTTTCTCAAAAGTAGGACATTCATACTCCTCTTGTTTCAGGGAAGCGTAAGAAGGTATTGTTAATAAAGTGACAGATAACAAAGAAAGAAAAACAAAATTAATCTTTTTCATGATATTTTCTATTTTTTATTAAAAGTTAGAATAAATAGCTTGACAGGATTATATGATTAAGTCAATATGAACGTGACGTTAAGGAAGATTCAAGTTCCCTAACGCCACTAACACCATTAACTCGCACTAGGAGCTAACAATGCTAAAAAACTCAATAGGTCATTTCGACCCACAAATCAAGTCCAATCTTCATTCATCAGCCGACACTGCAACAGAGCAAGTCATGCTTCACAGCTTGAATCGTTTACTGGAATATGTTTATCCCCAGACAAGCAATGATTCACGCTATCGGAAAGCACATGGTCTTTTTCTGAAAGAAACTTCCCCCTATTGGGATGACGTTTCCAAAGAAATAGACGCATCTGTCGAATCTGATTCTTTCAATCAATAGTTCTCTAGTAAACTTATCAAAGGAGAACGTTATGCAAAAGAACACTCAAACTATGTCTAACATTTTGGTCATCAATGACTTGATTCCTACGGCCGAACATGTCCCCGACTCTCTCATTCATTGGGAATTTCCTGACGAAGAAGAGCCTTGCGGAAAGTTTCGTTTAAACCTGGAAACGGGTGGCTTCTTTACCCACAAGACGGACGAGCAGGAATGGCGGGATGATTACACCCACAGCATCAGATTATAGGGAGAATGACATGAATTTTACATTAGAACAACTGAAAGAGCGTCAACAAGGCTTGGGAAGTAGCGAGATTGCCTCGGCTATTGGGCTTTCTCCCTGGAAGACGCCTTATGAGCTTTACATCGAAAAGACCACAGATGATCCATTGCTCATGCAAAAGACTATGAATGCACCTATGGAATGGGGGCATCGACTGGAAAATATCATTGCTCTTAAATACCAGGATGAGACGGGATATGCGGTGGTGCCAGGATTTAAATGTCACTACCTTAAATACCCCTTTCTTTATGGCACCCCTGATCGTCTTGTCTATGCACGAGACGGGCGTGGGAAGGTATTGAGAGGACTAGAGATCAAAACAGCAGATGCCTTCTGTCGGGAGAAATGGGGAACATCAGGCACCGTGTGGGATGGCGCAGACATCAACCAATGTCCCGTCCCCTATCATTACTATGTGCAAGTGGTCTCCTATATGGCACTGCTGGGCTTGGAAACTTGGGACTTGGCAGTGCTGATCGGCGGTAACGATTATCGTGTGTATACCTTTGTGCGAAATCTTGACGTTGAAGGGATGATCTTGGAAGAAACCTGTGCTTTTTGGTACGATTTTGTTGTTGCCTGCAAGGCGCCCCCGATTGATTTTACATCGGAAAATGTTCAAGCCTTGATTGCCAAAATTAACATTCCCCAGGAAGACATAGAAATAAAACTGGATGGCGTGTGGTCGCAAAAGGTTCATCAGGTACGCGAGACGAGCGAAATGGCAGCTCTGGCCGCTAAACAGGTCAAGGAGATGAAAGCAGAGCTTCGCCATTTTATGGGAGATGCTTCCATTGCCAAGCTTGAGGGCGGTGGCGCAGTTTGTGTCAAGATCGCTAAGGATGGTAGCTCAAGAATGACGTTTAAGATTTAACAGGAAAGGGATTGAATGATGAATACTCTCAAACTCATAGATCAAGGCTCTCCTCAATTGCCTCAAATATCGGCGATTGAAGAAGCCCTTAAGTTGGCACAATTTGTTACGAAAGGTGATATTTTTCCTCAATGGAAGGGAAGGACTCACGATGCAGCAGTCGCCATTCTCTTTGGTCAAAGTCTTGGACTGTCGTGGGGCAATAGTCTTTTGAACATCGCTGTCATTAACGGACGTCCTACCGTTTACGGAGATGCGCTGCTTGGACTGTGCAAAAAATCTCCTGTATGGGAAGATATTGACGAAAAGGTCGATGAAAATACTATGGTTGCAACGTGTAAGGTAAAAAGAAAAGGACAAACTCAGCAAGTGCGGACATATTCCATTAAAGATGCTGAACGTGCAGGTCTCTTGAAAAAAGATAACTGGATCAAAAATACGCCCCGTATGCTTCAAATGCGCGCGCGAGCTTTTGCCTTACGCGATGTTTTCCCTGATATCTTGCAAGGATTGGGATGTGCCGAAGAAGTTCAGGATTATCCCGATTCTGCAAAGCCTAAAATGGTATCAAAAAGTGATACTAATATTGTATCATTTCCTGCTTCTGCAACTCTTGAGATGCAACCACAATCTAAAACCTCTCTTAATCTCATGAAGGAACGATTGGACGAACAGCGACAACATCAGAAAGTTAGAGGCATTGAAGCAGTAGAACGTTTGAAAACCTTAATGCCTGCCTTACAAAACGGAAAGGGAAAGTAACATGGAAACACTTATTATTCCCAGGAAGGATATTCGCCAAATCTTGATCGATCTCAAGACATTCTTTGATCTAGGTTTATGGGTTTATTTCTTCAATGCTATCGAACAACTAGAAGGAATATTAGAAGACCCCCATGAATAATTATTTCGCAGCATGGGCAATGATCTTTCATTGCCCATGATAAAATCAAGGAACATTAAAATGGAAGCTATATCTCATAAAGATCATGAAAAATTAATCATGATGAGTTCATCGTGCGGCTATAAAATGATAAAGAATCAATTGAAGCAAATGAACTATTGTGTTAATGAAATTCTGAAAATTATTAATACTGAATACTTGCCAAAAGATAGATATTCTGCCTTGACCTATGTTTATGACTTTATGGAAGAGCAGAAATTAAAAATTTGGCAATCTAAACAAAAGGGCTAAACTTTATGGTTACATTGACATTCTTACTTTTGATAACGGTTGTTGTACTTAGCGTTTTTCTGCTTTTTAGGATACTTGATCTTGAAAAAGATCTTACTTTCCTTAATGAAACTTTAAATGTTAATAACATTTCATTGAAGGAATCCCTCACTACTCTTGAAATCACAGTTAGTAGCCTTTTAAGAGAAAAAGAAGTGCAAAAACAATATAGAAAAGGCACTAAAAAACACGAGATTATTTCTTAATATTCAACAAAAGAAAAATTTTACAACAAAGGAACTTATCTCTTCTTTAAAAATCAACAAAAAAACGACAGTATTTATGTCAGCAAAATTCTGAATGATCTTATCGAGGAAAATATCATAACAAGAGTGAGTCGTGGGAAATATGCCCTAGTATAAGAACAAATCTAAGATTTGAATTTTGCATATTGACAGATCTTCGTGACTCATCGTAGCGTTATTAAAAATTAAGGGAAGCTCCGCAAAGAAAACTTCCCTTAAAGTCTAGTCAATTTTATGAAAGGAACATTCATGACTTTGAATGTCATAAATTCCACCTTCACACTAAGGCAAAAGTTTTTGTTTGGCAAGTGTGTTAATCTACACACCTTCAAGCGGTTGGTCACGCGCCTTGTTCTTCTGTCCTTCATCCACCAAAACCTTGCCTTTACCACTCAATCCATTATCGAGCTTGACGTTCAAGGTTCTCAAACATCCCAACGTCTCCATACGATTCTGCCGTCTTACAAGATTACGGATGTGAGTCATGTTGAGATTGATCCAGAGAAGCAGCAGGTCGTGGTTCATAAGCTGAACAAGATAGATGACCTTCAGCCAGAAAATGACATTGTTCCCCTCTCTCCTGTCACGACGCCGATCATCCTTCCAAACCATGACGTTCAGAATCTTCCGTGGGAATTAGAGCCAGAAAAACTGACCCTGTTTATTCTCAACCACACCGCATGGCTCAATCCTTTAGGCCAGGACGGCTATAAGTTGGAGTTTAGGGGAAGCTTACTGGGTGGTGGTAATAGTGGTTCCACAGGCGGAGGGGGTGGCGGGAGCAGTAATGGCGGAAGTGGAGGTGGTTGTCGCAACGAATCCCGTGTTGACTGTGACAGCCGTGGCAACTGCTCTCTGACAATAACTCTTTGTATGGGGTCTCCTCCTTCTAATAACAACAACGACCACTCTATTTCAGGCACATCTCATCACGGAGGCAATGGCAGCACAGGGGGATACGGCAGCTCCAATTCTTCAGGCGTGTCTTCAGGTCATGGATCGTCTGGAGGTTCTGTAGGCTGCTATGTGGCGCCTGACCTTTCTCTTCGCCCCCACTACACAGCCAATCCTCACGCGATTGCCTTGTGGCAACAAAATATTATTCTGAATTCTCCTGGTAATATGGCTCATTACCTCAAGAAGAACGCCTTTCTTCCTAAAGACTATATCAAAGACAAACTCCTGGATGATGCTTTGCTTCAGGTTGTGCTTGATTATAATTGGGATATGTCTTCTCCCATGAAGATCGCTTTGGAGACTTTGTCTTATATAACACGCCAAGATTTAAGAAACATGCTCAACGGCTTAGAGCAAACCCGTGATTACACAGTACCTTTAAGCAAGGTCAATGCCCTGAAAAGACTCATGATCATGAGCGATATGTTTATTGAGATGGTCAGCCCTGATGTTTCGGGCGTTGGTCCTGGCAGTGACTGCTTTAATTGGGGGCAACTCAAAAAGATCAATACGAAGAGCGCGATCACCAAAGTATTGATTCCTCAACTATTTAACAAAGGGATCGACCTTTTGAAAAACTCTGGGCAGCCTGCTTACAAAGGAAGCAAGTATCTGCTCACTCAGAACAGGAACGGAGAAATTGCTGTTGCCTGTCCTTACAACGGGTTGGTTTATCCGCTGTTTGCTGAGGATCGTCCTGTAGGAGAGTCTTATCTTCCTCATACCTATAGTTATGATGGTCTCCTCGATCAAGCATTGTGGAAAACAGTGCATCAGTATGTGAATGGAACGCTTTCCAAGTCTCCTTATAAAACAACATGGAAAGAATACATTTATCACACAGAGCCTGCTTTTTACGTGGTACGAACCGCTTTAAAGGAAGCAATCGAACAGGCAGAAAAGTCTAAAGAATATACAAGCCTGACCACAAGGTCTTCTCTTAAAAAACAGCTTGAACAAGCGATTTTACATCATATTCTTCTGACGCCTCTTTTTAACCAGGATAGTTCTTTAAACATTACCAAGACCATTGCTCCCATGCTTTTTAATAAGGGCATTGACCTTCTTCAGTCCTCTCGAATGTCTCTCGTGAAAAATCCTAGCCATTACACGTTAACACCGAACATCAATGGACATTTATCTTCTGTATGTCCATGGAATGGTCTGCTGTATCCTCTTTTCCCTGATGATCGCACAAACGATAAGGCATTTTTTCCTGCGAGCTATGTGAGAAACGGCTATGAAACGTACCTGGATCATTTTTTCTATCAATGGGCAGGAGATGCCTTTAATGGTCAGGAAAAGAGTAATATGCGCTATGTTCTGGTTCCTCTATCTCATCTCTCAAGAGCAGCATTCAAGGATATTCCTATCAAGCAAGGTGGGTTTCCCTCTCTCAAGGAAAGTTCTGTCCTTCTTCTGGAAATGGCAGGAGACGTGATGTATGGCATGCCTCTCAATGATTTTTTGGCGAAAGCTCAGCAATTCTTTGACAAGGAGATTCCCTTTAAAAAGGTGAACGATGATGTGCTTGTCCATCAGCATCTCACTCAAAACATGCTTGCCCAAGAACTCAGAGAAGAGCGTTTAGAGTTAGGAGATCAATACTGGAAAACCATGAGTCCTTTGGCTCAATGGGGCGTGATTGCCAATGTCATGGAAGCCATTGCCAGTCACTATAAAATTGTGGGTGCTAGCCTAATTGATACAGTCAAGACCAGACAAATGCTGGATGATCTTGGTTTTGAACTGCCTACCTTTAGTCAGGAGGAGTTAAGAACAAAGATTCTTCCCTGTGAAAAGCTCTATGGCTTCGGTCGACAACTCTGTGAATGGGTCGACTTCAACTTTGAACCTCTCTTTAATGGGGGATTATTCCTGTTAAGTAAGGGTCAAGGAAAAGGGGTAAAAGTTAACCCAAAGTTAGAGTTGAAACCGAAATATACGCTTCTCAAAAACAATGGTTGGATGGTGCCTAATGAGGTGATGGCTAAAATACCTAAAGAATTAGGACAACCGAAACTCGCAGATAAAAATATGGGACTGAGATGGTTTGATAGTAAAGGAGATAAAGCTGTCCGAATTATGAAGGGTGATGAAAAATTGCCTTACCCTCACCAACATATTGACTATGTTCAAATTAGAAGCGGTGGAAAGGTTGTTTTAAAAGATGGTACTAGAATTGAAAAGCCAATTAATGGTGAAGAATTAAGCAAACTTAAAGATGCCCATATTCCTTACGATGAATGGATTAAATGGAAAGGTTGG